CATTGAATATAGTTGTTTTAGTTAAAGTGCCATTTCATGCTTGCTTGAACTGTCAAATTTGTTATTCCGTTTTGATACTGTTGTCCAATTGTGATGCCACCCACGATGTTTTGTCGAGGGGCAAAATTCACCCCTGCTCGCACAGTACTGATGTTGGTATCAGTATGACTGGCTTCCACCATGAAATTCACAGCGTCTTTGATCACGGTGTCATAGCGTAGGCCCAGTTCACTCACTGTGCGAGTACGATTAACACTGTCAAATGACATGGCTGTGATAGCATCACCAGACTCTATCAGAGCATTGCGCTTGTTTTGCTCAACACGAATACCACCAAACGGCCTAAAGCCACGCCAGTCTGGTGTGTACAGTCTGTTGCTGATCCATGCATCTGCACCTGTGGTTTTACCAGAGTTTGAATAACCTAGTTCTGGCAACAGGTGATAGTTGGTAAAACTGTTCTGAGCATAACCTACATCAGTTTTCCACAGCCAATTGTTATGGTTGTACAGGCTGTAGATACCCACATGATCTTTGATTAGTGATCCACCTGCATCTTGTCCACTCAGTGTACCGCGCACATGATTGTACTGTAGACCCACTACCCAGTTGCCCTTGATCTGTTTTTCATGCCCAACACCAAGGCGACGATTGGTTAACGAGTAGGTGTCATAGGTATTAGTAGCACCGCTTTCTGTGGTCAAATACCACCAGCCTTTTTCATCGCTGCCGGCATTGCGAGTTCGGCTGGTTAGGCCCCCGCCTGTGCTGCGATGACGACTGAGCACATTGCTGTCTAGCGTCATGTTCAATCTGGTGTTTGCTGAGTCTAATTGTGCCAGCTGATCAATTCTTGTTGCATAATCTTGACTGGTGCCGGTTGTGACCACTTGATCAAATGTGGTTGTAGTTGTTACTGTTTGATTGACGGTACTAGTTGTAGTAACCGGGGTACCATTTGTTGTGACAGTGGATCCATCGCTGTATGTGGTTACAGTGGTAGGAGTTGTCACAGTGGTTGTAGTCACTGGAGTTGTATCTGTTGTCACCCGTGTAACTGGTGTGGTAGCCACAATGGTGATATTTCTTGTCACAGTCAAAGATTTTGCTGTACCGGCTCCTCTAGTGTCAGTAACAGTTTCTACTACAGTAGTGGCACCTGGTGTATCAACAACTGTAGTTGTAGTGGCGCCTGTGGATGAACTAGTATACACTATAGGTGTACCAGGTGCTGTTGATACCACAGTGGGCGAGCCACCTCCGCTACTACCACTAAAGTTGGCTGTGGTAAGTGTACCGCTATAACCTCCTGGAGTGGCTGCTGTGGTGCCACCATTGGCATCATAGCCTCCGCCGCTCATGTTGGCAGTTACACCTGTGGCTGTGGTTGTACACATTACACTTCCGCTGGTCGTACCGCAAGCACCCCAGCTGGTAGAACTGGTCCAACCTTGTGCAAAGACGCCGCCGGGATCTAGACCAAATTCTGGATTGTAAAGTATATTATTGCCTGCTGTACCACCTGTGGGTGTAAATGTAACAGTCGGTACACGCCATTGTGGACCATAGTTACCTGCCCACCAACTAGTGTCAGTACCAATCATGACTACTTTTACATAAGCAACACTACTACAACTGCCTGCTGATCCACAGTTGGTAGATGTTAAACTTAGTGTGGTCCATGGTTCACTGTTATCGCCCGGTACCGAACTCCATGCATTCATTTGTAACAAGTTACCTGTGGCATAACTTGTTTGACTTGATCCTAATAGTGTATTACTAGAATTGTAAAACTCTAATTTAAGTTGACCAGTATCGTGTTGTAATGGTCTTCCTCCGCCAGCATGCGCCTCAACGGTAAATGTTAAAGTTCCTCCATTTTGCATTGTTGAATCGAAAACTACTATTTGACTGATAGTGCTGTTTGCCATATACGACATGTTTGCACTATTGTAATCTGTGCCTGACTCGAAAGCATTTACTGAATTGAAACACATGGCGGCCATGATCGCAATGATCTTGCCCCAATATTTCATTTTTTTTAGCTCCTTTAGTAGACTTGTTGTTTTTGTTTGTGTCTACCAAGTATTTACAACAAAAAACCTAATGATTATGTGGCACTACATTCTATGCGGTGGAGTGACAGGTGCAGGTTGTGGAGGATTTTTGACAGGACGATGTGCAAACCAACTCATAGTTGTCTCCTTTTTATGACACAAAAAAACCTGGAAATTTTCCAGGTTATTTGTAATTAATTTTGGTTCCTAATCCAGTTCCTTGTTTAAGTGGACTAGTATCTGGTATATGTATTCGTTTACCAACTCCCATCATGCAATATTCATTGGTATTCAAATCATGAATAAACCAGCTGGTGGTTTCCGTTTCAAAATTAGCGTATACCAAATTTACTGTCTGTTCATTGGGTGCTTGAGTAGCCATGATTAGTTTTTCACCATATCGTTCCATGGTAATTTCAACATCTTCAAAGCTGCCACACATCAATTGAATTTTTCTAAACCTAGGTTCTGCTGTAGCTGCTGTGGCTGCTGTGGCTGCTGTGGCTAGAGTGACCAGTAAGATGACTGCTAAAATTTTGTTCATACAGTATATATCATAACACCGTGGCATGATAAAATACCAATATTATGTTTCTTGATGATCAAATCTGCCGCAAACTATGTCATAAAATTCGTCTAGTTCGCCGCCCCACTTGCCTTTGAGATATGGACGTAAGTCGTAGCACAGTTTTGCGTTTTTGTCTTTGTTGGCCTGTACAAATGTATTGTGTAGCTTTTTCCAGTGATCCAGTTTAACAACTTCTTCTAACGGAATTTGATCTCCGGGCACTACACAAAATGTTTCTAATATTTGTCCTTCTACATCGTGTGGTTCTAGTTCAAGAACAGTGTATCTTTCACTTAATTCTTCTGCTATTTGTCTATTAAAAATAATATCCATTATCGTTTTTTTACTCCTACTATTTTGTATATATGCTGTACAGCTCTAGCCTGATAATAACAATCAATCAATGCATTGTGAGCACCGTGTCTGTTTTTTTCTCTTGGATCACCATGAACACTAAACAATGTACGGCTGTCTCTTATCTGCCAAAATTGCCACGGAGTCGGACGACCAACTTGTCTATATAGATCTTCTAGTATAACAATGTCAAAAGCAGGTCCTTGACACCAAATATTATCTGCACCAACCAAAAAGCGATTGAGCTGATCCAACATATCATTTACACTTATGCGACCATCCATGCCCATAGCTTCTTCTCTTACTTCTTCAGTTTGTGTTCCCCACCAGGCAACTGTTTCGTCTTGAACGTGTCGGTCCATAGATAGTTGTTCGTCAACATCTGGTTTTAAGTATAGGCCTTGACCTTGATCAACATCCGACTCCCAGGGGCTAAACTTGACTGCGCCGAAAGTTAAAATAACTGACCATGGTCTTGTGCTCAGCGTTTCAAGATCCAGCATTACATCCATCATTGACTCCTGAGGGCTCTATCAGCTTCGGCTGCTGCTACACGTCTACGCAGACTACTGGAACTGAACGAATGATCGCGTTGGTTAAACACCAATTCAATTCGACGATTGTAACATTCTTGTGCACCAGTAAAATCTTTTTCTGCGTATTCTATACCCAGTATACGCACATCAATAGGCAGGGTCAAAAGAATGTCAACTAAATCTTGCTCAGTCTGATATACAACCACTTCATCCACATAGCGACATGCCGCCAATTGAATCTGTCGCTCCACGACACTCTGTACGGGTGGATTTTTTATATCCGGACGGTCAATTGTGGGGTCGGTTTGCAGCCCGGCGATAAGATAATCGCAGTGATTCTTAGCCTCTGCCAACATTGCAATATGACCGGCGTGGCATAAATCAAAAGTCGAAAAAGTAATCCCAATCTTAAGTCCCTTATCCTTAAGTTCTCGTATTTTATTGAATATCATTCAATTAGCTGGTTCTAATTTTACGTTGAGAGGAAAGCCGTTGTTACGAGCAAGAAGAGTTGCTTCTACACCTTTTTGTTCAGCTATTTCATAAGGTAAAGTACTAACCACGCTAGATCCTTCTTGATGAATTTTCAAAGTTATTTCATGTGCAGTTTGCTCTGAATGATGGAAAATTGTTTTGAGAGATTCTACAACAAATTCCATAGTTGTTACATTATCGTTTAGATATATTACATTAAACAAACTGGGTGGCTGGATGTTTGTTTTGATTTGAATCCTAGGTTTGACTACAATATCTGTTTTGCTCATGGTCTTGTAGGTTTAAGTAGGGGGATGTATCCCCCTACTGTTATTATACTACTTAGCGAATGTAATTGCAATCTTCTTGGGCTTTTGTTCTTCGGGAACAATATGCTCCAAACTAACTGCCAAAATACCATTAATTACTGTAGCGCCTTTAACTTCCACATTGTCAGCTAAAGTAAAATGACGAGTGAAAGTTCTTGCACTGATGCCACGGTGCAAGTATTCGTATTCATCTTTTTGCTTTTGTTCGCCTCGAATCGTTAGAACATTTTCTTTGTATTCAATATCAAGTTCATCTTCACTGAAGCCAGCAACCGCTAGTTGGATGGCATAGTGATTTTCGTCAATTCGAACAATGTTGTGAGGCGGATAGTTGTCGGCTTTACTATTGGCAAAAGTGCGTCCTAGTTCGTTGAACAATCTATCAAAGCCTACAGCATGGCGATGAAGTGTTGGTAAATCAAAAGTGCTAATTGTATAAGTTGTCATAATACGTTCTCCTTTCTATAAGCAAGTTATGACATATGAGTGTAGACCCCACCCGGGCATCTACACCGCATATTCTTTACGGCTTTTCTGTAAACTCAGCATCTACTACATTGTCATCTGCAGTGGGCTTTACAGATTGCTCTGTAGTTGACGGCTGTTTTGCTTCGTTGATTGCATTTGAGGCAACAAACAATTCAGTCAATTTTGTTGTAATTGCTTCTCGGTCTGTGCCTGCAATGGCTTGTTCTAGTTCACTTATTTTATCGTTTATTGTCTTCGTCTGATCTTCTGCGAGTTTGCCCCCAACTTCTTTCAGATCAGTTCTTACTTGGTGGATCACTGAATCCGCTTGGTTACGAGTTTCAATGAGCTCTAGTTGCTTTCGATCCGCAGCGGCATTTGTTTCAGCATCGCGAATCATCGCCTCAATCTGTTCTTGACTTAGACCACTATCAGATTTAATGGTAATCCGATTTTCTTTGCCAGTTTTTTTGTCTCGAGCACTTACTTTAAGAATGCCATTTGCATCTACATCTAGAACAACTTCAATTTGGGGCATACCTCTAGGTGCAGGATCGATACCTTCTAAATTAAATTCGCCTAGCAGTTTGTTGTGCTGTACTAGTTCACGTTCACCTTGATAGACTTTGATAGTAACTGCAGGCTGATTGTCTTCAGCTGTGCTGAACACTTGACTATGCTTGGTAGGAATAGTTGTATTCTTTGGTATTAGTTTGGTCATCACTCCGCCCATGGTTTCAATACCTAGGCTCAGTGGGGTAACATCAAGTAATAGCACATCTTTACGATCACCACCTAGTACAGCACCTTGTACTGCTGCTCCGGCTGCTACTGCTTCATCTGGATTAACATCACGACGTGGTGCTCGTCCGAATAACTGTTCAACCGCTTCTTGCACTTTGGGCATACGTGTTTGGCCACCAACTAAAATAATCTCATCTATATCGCCGGCAGTTACTCCAGCATCTTGCATTGCTGTACGGCATGGTTCGATGGTACGCTGAATTAGATCATCAACTAGACTTTCTAATTTGGCTCGAGTAATTTTAATGTTAAGATGTTTTGGACCAGTGGCATCAGCAGTGATGTAAGGTAAGTTTACATCTGTTTGTGTGTTGTTGGACAACTCAATCTTGGTACGCTCGGCAGCTTCTTTTAGTCGCTGTAGCGCCATTACGTCTCGGCCGAGATTAACTCCAGATTCCTTCTTAAATTCAGTAATAAGGTAATCCATAATGCGTTGATCAAAATCTTCGCCTCCTAGGAATGTATCCCCATTGGTGCTAAGTACTTCGAATTGTTTATCACCATCCACATCAGCGATGTCGATAATAGATATATCAAAGGTACCGCCACCAAGATCATACACAGCAATTTTACGGTCTTTTTTGTCACTCTTGTCTGCTCCATATGCCAGGGCTGCTGCCGTTGGCTCGTTGATTATACGTAATACCTCAAGTCCAGCAATAGCACCCGCATCTTTGGTGGCCTGACGCTGGCTATCATTGAAATATGCAGGGACTGTAATTACTGCTCGTGTTACTTCGTGCCCAAGATAGTCTTCAGCGGTCTTTTTCATCTTGCGTAGCACTTCAGCTGAGATTTGCGGAGGCGCCAGTTCTTGGCCGTTGGCCTGTACCCAAGCATCACCGTTCTTGCTCTCCATGATTTCATAGGGCATGAGATTGATGTCTTTTTGTACAGCCTGCTCCATGAACTTGCGTCCGATCAGTCGCTTGGCAGCATAGATAGTGTTCTTGGGATTGGTTACAGCCTGACGTTTGGCGCCAGCGCCTACCAGAACTTCGTCTGAGGTATAGGCCACAATGCTGGGCGTAGTACGTGCGCCTTCTGAATTTTCAATTATTTTAGGGATTCCGTTTTCGACAACTGCTACGCAGCTATTGGTGGTACCAAGATCAATACCAATGATAGTACTCATTTATTTTTCTCCTTAATTAAGCAAGTATTTTGTGGGCCCGAAGCACCCTACACAATTATTTATACATCAATTATACTAAATTTCACAGTGTGCTACAATTATTTTGGGTTGATTAGAACAAAATTATTACTGACTGTATATCTAGGATTCCATGTAAGTGCAAATTGTGTGTAATCTTTGTTGTTGTCAAAACTTAACCGATATGTATACTTGTGTATTTTGGTTCTATAAGCAGCAATCTGGTACCTGGTTGCCCATGTATCTAGGTCTTTTCTAATTTGAGCAAGTGCCGCGCCTGCTGCTGCTCCGCCGGCACCCATTGGCAAGCGAAACTCTATGTACATCAGTACAGTTTTTTGGGTAATTGCTCGTCGGCCAATCTCTTTTGCCAACGTCGGCGTGCTGCTGCTTTTGCTTTCTTGCGACGAGTAGTTGGTTTTTCATAGGTTTCGCGTTCACGTAAATTCTGCAAAAGGCCACTTTCGGCCACTTTTTTCTTGAATTTGCGTAAAGCCTTTTCTACATTGTCGTGTGTAACTACCACCAAATTACCTATTACTTTGTTTGATTTTTCATACATAAGATTATTTATTTTCGTGGGCTTGTGCTGCAAAAAAGTGTACAGGATCAGTTATGCGTCGAGGATTTTCTATGTAAAACTTATCGCCATAATAGTATGTTTTATCAAGTAGACACAATGATTTGAACTGGTCCAGTCTAGAATTCACAATAATAGTATCGCATGCTTCCACTGCTTGTTGTAACCAATGATTGTTATTCATGTTAGGAGTATACGCATACACGTTATAAGCATCTGCAGAATATTGGCAAAATCTTATAACTGCATCCAAATCAATTTGGTCTAGGTCAACTAATAACACTGAATACAACCCGTTGTGTATAATGTCGGGCGGGGTAACTAAATTACTATCCACGCTTGCCTTTCAATATTTCTTCGATCTGTTGTTCAACTTGAGCTTGTTCGGCGTCGCTGAGGTCTTCAATTTCATATTCGCCGGCTTCAAGCTTTTCAATCAGATGCTGAATGTAAGCCTGATTGTAAGTGTAACTGTCAGTGGAGTTTTTATCTACTTCGATCCATTTTTGACCATTCCATTTAAACAGTCGGTCAGGAAGATAATCTGTTCTAATAAACATATCACCCTTCATGGGCGTATCTGGGAATCGTTCTCCAAAACCGCACTGACTGGCTGCTTGCAATTTGTCATTGTCGGCCTGTATGGACATGCCCGGATACAGTTTGTTAAATGCATCTAGGTTGTACACTTTGCCTTTGTAACGCACAGCATAGTCTGCACCGCGTCTGACGGGCGTATTAAATTCATCTACAGGTGGTGGCAACTCTTCCGTGGGTTCCTCTGTTGCGGTAGCTGCTGGAACCGTTTGTTCTTCCTCTATAAATGATCGAATCTGAGCAATTTGATTGTCAGTCAAAGCACCATCGTCGGCTGGATATTTTGGCTGTTCGTCGATCACTCGTTGTGCCCACATTTCTTCATTTTCGAGAACGGGTATATTTAAATCTTCGTCCTGTTTAATTTGGTCTGCCTCGGTATTTGCTTGTTCAGCACGATGTTGCTCATCTAACATATCTGCTGCTTGTGCTGCTAGGTGCGCTCGTTCAAAAAATTCATCTGCCTCCCGATCGGGATTTATTTTTTCATCCAACCGATTCAACGCAGCAATCTCTGCCTCAGTCCAAGGTCGTTGTTCTACGCCTGGCGGATTGGGATTGGTAGCCATAGCGGCGGCATCGTCGTCATGAATCCAACCACCACGACCCTGTCTTGCCCATTCAAATTGTTTGTTGGCAGCGAGGATAAGTGTTAGTGCTAGCGGATCAAATACAATAACAATAAGTATAATAACCCAACGTACAGCCCGCTCAAGAATATTTTGATCGGGATTGTCGCCGTATATAAGAGCAGCAATATATTTGATAGGTCCAACTTCTGCCTCTACCTTTCTAGCCTCTGCGGCCAATGGGGCTCGCTCGGCTTGTAATTGTTGAATTGTTTTTTGACTTCGTGTGATTTCTGATTGTAATGCGGCTCGTTCTTTGGCCTGTTGCTTACGAATAATAACTGCTTTATCGGTGCCTCGTTCTGAATCTGTTCTTCCTAGCATTTGATCTACTTGGGCATTCATTTGCTCAATGGCCTTTTTGGCCTGTGCTATGTTTTCTCTTTCTGTGTTAATTTTTTCATCATATATAGCAACCTTACTGGTAGCATCGCCGGAAACCAAACTTTGATCACTGTGTGCTTTGCTTAAGAAACCAAAGATACCCATACTGGTTAGTAGCATTAGGAATACGATAGCAGGAACAAGATAGGCCTTGAATACCCATCCGGCTCGTTGCCAGTTGTTGTGTAACCAAACTGTGGCAACCAATTTGCCGGCTTCAAGTGCGCCGCCCATAATGATAACAGGTATGACTGCGGCACTGAATATAGCAGTGAGACCTTCGACCGAATACCATGCAGCGATTGCCGAAATGGTCACAGCCACTAACATGATTAGTGATCCAAATAACATAGCGTGTATTTATAGAATTGTATGGCTAGTATATTATACTAACGGAATGACGTCAACTAATTAATATGTCATTTATGACGCCCAGGGCCTGCCTTTTTTAAGGCCACCGGTGTTCGGATTATCCACCAATGAACCGGTGTTACTTGACGCATTGTAGCGTGTAGGCAATTGTGTAGCATCGGCTGAAGTATCTGCGTATCTACCGGGTTGAACTAAATTACGGTCAGCCCTGTCTGTTCCTGCAAGGGTTAATTTCTGATCTTGCCTGTCTCTTTTTAGAGCTAATTGTGCTATTCCATTGGCTGACATATAATTATTTATCAACCCAAAAAGAAACCCGCCGAAGCGGGTCTAAATTACTGCCTTTTTTATGGATATATTACATCGCTACTGCACTACCGGATTTTCCAATTCAAAATAAGTGTTGCCACGAGCAATACTAGCCTCAATGGTATCATCCCAATCACCTGCTGCCTCATTGCCAAATCTGTTCTCAGCTGCTATTTCAATTGCGTTTACTAGTACTAGTAAGGCCTCACGACACTCATCGTTGTCTATTGTGCTGATACTTTCACGCATGTAGTCTACCAGTGCTTCCATTTGTTGCATGTCCAGTTCTTTAATTGCCACACGATCAGCGAGAATATCATCTACTAAATTTTCTACATTCATGCCAGACCTCGAACATGGTTGATAACCTGGGCAGCTTCAGGAAAGCCTTCATGCTCTTTTATTTGTACAGCCGCTTCTATCATGCTCATGTGCATGGCATGCAGTTCTTCGAGATGTGCGTTGATGATTTGCCGCTTGCGGTTAAGGCTGTACTTGATCGGGCCATATGAACTGTTGCTGTAATTGGGATTCATGTGTTTTCCTTAGTCGGGTGCTACACCTGGGTCAACAGTTCGACCTTCATAGTGTGCTCGTGTTACACAAACTGTTTCCAGTCGAAAACGCTTGAGTCCATCAAACCTAGCTGCTTGGCACTGCTGTTTACTAGCATATGGTCCCACTGCAACTTTTTCTACAAACTGTCCACTGGTGGTGTAAATCATTACTACAAGAATCCAGCTGGTCATAGATCCTCCTGTTTACGATGTTTAAGCTGTCGCTTGAACTGCCGTTTGTTTTCCACTGTACGAGTTCGGAATGGCGAGCCAGCCTCAAACAACACACAATGTGCTCGGGTTTGTTGGTACGGTACTTTCACTATCTTTTTCATGATTATATATTTACTGCTTCTCTATGTACAATAAAACGGTACAGGGCATTGCACTCCATGATAAACTGTGGACCCACATCCATGCTCACATAGTTATCGCCCTGCATGCCTTGTTCACTGTAGCTGACATCGAGAACGGCGTCCGGACTTAAACCAAAATGATTTTCCATACAAGTCAGAAACGAATGTTTCCACAGCATGTCGGTATAGATCAAGCCATCGTCGTCAACATCCCATTCTGAACGATCAAAGTAAGCTCTAAGCTCTCCAAAATCACCGGTGTCTTGATCTATGTAAGCCAGGCACACACGATTGATCCGTACAGTTTTGACCTCAGTACTCCAATGGCCTCGACCGTCGGTACGTGTAACAAAATTTACAGAATGATCGAACATTATTCTACTCCAAAATGTTTTAATATTTTTTTATACTCGTCCATACCGTTGATCCAAGCAGCATAGGCACATTCCCGCACAATCAATTCGGCGAACTTTTCAACAAAGTATTCATGCTCTTCGCTGGCGTAAGGCCTCTGTTGGTCTACCCAGTCTTGGGCTTGTTCAGCAAGTTCTTGGATTCTATCGTTCATTCTGCCTCCAATTCTTGGATTTGTTTGTAAAGTGCCCAACGCTGTTTATCAATGGCAGCATTAGTGTCCTCGTCAAAGCAACCTGCCTGCTCATCCAAGTGTACCAATTCTTCGTATAACACATCTATAAGTTTCTGGTCACCCATGATATTACCCTTTCATAGCAGCGACTAACTATCGTCGCGATCCATAATGTAAGTAAACAAAACCCACTTGGCACGGTTCAACTGCTGGCGTGCGTCTTCGGCTCGCATAAAGTCAACTTCGCCGTATTCAGTATTGACCATTTCTTGTGCATCCGACATCATGCTGGCAACAATCATGGCCGGGCCGCTAAACTTCATTGTAATGCTCGATTCGACTGCTTCACGCATCTGGGCTTCGGTGCAGCCATACATACGGACTTCACGCTTTTGTTGTTCTGTAAGTGCTTGGTAAGTTGCTGTAGTCATTTTGGGCTCCTTGTTAATTACTATACAGTGATTATAGCAAAATGGGCCATTATGGTCTACCAAAATTGTGTTGCTATTTTAGCAATGATCGTTGTCGTTGTTATGGGCCAAATAAGCCCATACAGCAATTAACAAAACAATAACAAACCATATCATAGCAATTTAATAACAAGTCCCGCTGTATAGATCAGCAACAGTGTTGCATTTATAACAATAAGACTCCACTCGCGCCACTTTACGGCTACAATCAGCCACAAAAATGCCCCTACATTTAGTAGGCCTGGTCCAAGTGGATAAATGTTAATAGAAGTGCAAATAGCCCCAACGATTGTTACAAAAGTTGCAAGCCACTTGAAATAAAATGTCGTGTCCTTTTTCATACTGGTATTATAGCAAAAAGGATCATTATGCTGAAGTTAACAAAATATTAATGAATTGTTAAGTCTTCGTTGAACTGGGAAAGATCAATAACGCCCAACAGCTTCATAATTTTTTGTATATTTTTGGGTGGTTTATCAGGCGGAAATTCTGGTATAAATGCGTACTTTAAATTTCCCTCTGCGTCAAAGATAAAACCATAATCTTCAGCCCCAATTTCATCGTCGTATTCTTGAACAGCATCTTCGACTGTTAATTCCAGGCGTTTGCTCACGGCTGCCTCCTATTTTTAGTATTTATAGCTTACTTGAATAGGATAAGTGCCATGAGAACAGCTTGAATCACAAAGCCCAAGCCTATTGTTACAATATTAAGCAAGTCCTTTAAGATAACAGCACGACCAAACAACAGCACGAGTCCCAACCACATAAACAGCACAACATCCACGCTGGGTGTTGAATCTGTCAATCCAGTCAAGAGAGCCAGTAAAGTGGGAACGGTGGCAGCATGAAGTGCAATAGCTGCCAACCATCCCATGGTCTCTGCCGATATTTTGCTAAAGTGCGAAGAAAAAAAATCAATCACACTTGACTTGATGCGGTCAAAATCAATTTTTCTTGAATCAGTTTTGTTTGAAGTGTCCATTAGTTTAGATTTTGGTGTTGAATACAAAATTGGCATTATTAATTATCACGCTCAACTATTATAGAAAATATGGCGGCCAATCTTGGCAATGGGCTTTTTACCCCATCCTGGTCGAACATAGTCTGCATGATAATACATGGCATTTTTGAGACTGGGTAATCTAAAGTTTTCTAGCAATACTTTTTTAGCAACTTCTGCACTTTCATTGTACAAGGGTTGATAAACAGGACGTACTCTATGAGTTCCTTCACAGTACCACGAAAACTGGCAAACCACTCGAGAATAGATTACATTTTTTTGATACACGACTGCACAGATGTCATTGGGAAACTGGCTACTATTAGTGCGATTGATTGTTACTTGAGCCACAGCTACTTTACCTTCAAATGGTTCGCTGGCGGCTTCCCAATAAATGTTCTGCGTCAGGCATCGTAGCTGGCGAGATCTTTCTTCTCCAGTAACAGGATGCACAGCAGCCATTTCGGCCTTCTCGGCCTTGAGTAATTCAAATTTGTTTTTGGTGACCTCTACCAAGGTGTATGTGGCTAGCCACATACCAAAAACGATTGATACAAATTTTGCTACGTTGGGCAAATATTGTCTCATCTTTTTTCCTCCTTCTTAAGGTTGTAGTTTTATATAACTTCATATTTTTTGAGAAAACAACTGCTTTAACCCCATAATACGGGTACATTATAGCATTTTTTCTGATTTTTTACAAGTAATATGGGCAGTTAATGTGTATTTTTATTTTACATTAATTAATAAAAACATCAGGACTGCCAGATGTTGTGTGACCGCAAGTGGCTGGATCACCTAGTCTACAGGCCGGAATCCCATTAACAATTACATCAGATGAACCTTGAGCCATCACTGGTCCAGCATGTACTCCGGGTCCATGCCCTTGGACCGCGTCGCCAATTCTAGCCTGGGGAGTGCCATTTACTATCACATCAGGACTACCTGCAATGATTAGACCGCCTGCTACATCTTGACCTTTACGAGCTGCACCACGCATGATATTTTCCTAGGTAATAATACTTCCTATGGTAACAGGTTCAATACCTGTGGTTGTTTTGATATAATGTTTTTTCATTTGGTCAATACTGGGTGCATGCATAACTATATGTTGTTTTTGCAGTCGAACATTCACATCAGCATCGGCTGTGAACAGGCTTTGAATAAGTCCCATGCCTTGAGGGCTGGGCATCACAGTGCATGGTTTAGAGATTTCTAAGTAATCGTCCGATATCAATTCAACTCGAGCAACAATTTCGTCCCCGGTTACCAATTTGAAACTCACAATATCCCCTGTGGAATAAATCTTTGAAACTAACATTAATTTTTTACCTTTTCAAAAAATTCATTTGGTTGTTTTTGAAGTCCATCGAAGCCGCCTGGAATAAGTTCATATCCATGAAATATCTGTGGCACACTTCGTAGACCTTTATCTACTAGCATCTGCCGCGATTCTGGGTCATACTCTATGTTAATTTCATTGTATTTGACGCCTTTGCTTTCTAACAATTGTTTTGCTCTATCACAAAATGGGCAATTATTTTTTGAATAGATAGTAATCATGTCTTTTCCTAAATTATTTTATCTTCTTTACATCTTGCTAGTAATGGCCCTAATTCCAAACAAAAACTGCATCCTGCTACTAGTATATTCATAATATTTTACGAGTTAAATTTTATTATTTTATCTTTAATTAATCTTGGATAAACATAACTCCTCATCCAATTATCATATCCAACAGTCGAAGGATGAAAGTCATCTGATTCTAAACCATTGCAATTTAGCGATGTTTCATATATACAATCATTATTTTCTGCAAAAATAAAGTTTTCAAAATCAATTTCCTTGCATATATTTTTTAATTCTTGATATTTATAAACTCCAAAATTTCTATTTTTTACATAATCTTTGTGGTTCCAATAATTTACGTAAGTCATGAAATAATATTTTATGCCTTTACTTTTTAAAAAATTTTGCAATTTAATCATTTCAAATAAACTTCTAATGCCTCTAGTTAACTCGTTTCCTTTTTTAATAAGTTCTTGGTAAATTGAATTTTGGCTTAGTACATCACCACTGAACTCAAAAAATATGTTATCTAAAGCTTGTCTTTTGTTGTCAACAACTAGTTCATCAACTATTAAATCTATTCTTTGTAGTCCGGACCACATAACTATTACACAATCATAATCAAAATTTGAATAAATTAGTTCTAAAATTATACTGTCACTTATATATTGGTTACCTGCGCCAGGCATACCAAGATTACGAACAGCACCAAAGTCTTTTAACCACACAGGCCATCCGTTTTTTAGATTTTGTTGTCCGGTGAAACTACAACCTGAAGTTAAAAAAATCATTGTATTACTTGTGCAATTTCCGACATTTATAAACTAAATCCTCGAAATGTATTATTATCAACATCTTGTTTCGTGCCACCAATTACATAACTTGAAATTTCTGTTTCTTGTGGAGCAACTTGCACTTCGGCGCCGGCAATCCATTTGGCTGTCCATGGTAAGGGATTTGATCCTGGTTTCATTCCACAGTCTAGTCCTACTGCTGTCATGCGCTTGCAGGTCAACCAATCTACATAGTGACACAATAATTGTTGATTAAGCCCAATCATGGATCCGTTTTGAAACAAATAATGTGCCCAGGCTTTTTCTTGTGCTGCGGCGGCTAAAAACATTTGATTGCATTCTGCACGAGTTTCTTCTTTTATAGAAGCATAAGAAGGATCATCCTGTGGCAACAATTTGAGAAGGGTCTGCGTTGACCCTAAATGAACATTTTCGTCTCGCGCAATTAATTTGATAATCTTGGCATTGCCTTCCATTTTCTTCAGTTCAGCAAAGGCCCATGAGCAAGCAAAGCTGACATAAAATCTAATACCTTCAAGTGCATTGACACTATTCAAACACAACCACAATTTCTTTTTGAGTTCATACATATCAACCGTGACGGCTTCTCCGTTAACGGTATGTTCTCCTACCCCTAATAGATTGTAGTATTGCACCGATTTGATTAAATCATCATAATATTTGCTAATGTCTCGGGCACAGTCTACAATTTCTTTTATGTCCGTGAGCTCATCAAATATAATGCTAGGGTCACTATAAACGTTCCTGATAATATGAGTATAGCTACGGCTATGAATCGTTTCATTAAAGGCCCAAGTTTGTATCCAAGTTTCCAGCTCAGGAATAGTAGCGACGGGAAGAAAAGCAAGGTTAGGACTACGACCTTGAACACTATCCAATAGGATCTGTCGCTTAAGATTGCTTGTAAAAATATGTTGTTCATGTTCTGTTAGTTCTTTGAAATCCTTGCTGTCTCGAAGTACATCAACTTCTTCTGGTCGCCAAAAGAAACCTAATTGTTTATCTGTTAATTTGTCAAATTGTCTATATTTTAGTGTGTCGTATCTTTGAATAGGTTGTGCGCCTGACTCATCTAAAAAGGCCAATGCTTCGGTGTGTTTGTTCTTATTATTAATATTAAATACGCTCATTAAAATTGATCCTTCTCTGTGCTGTGTGCCATGGCCGCTGTGCTCTTTGCACCTACAGCTTCGCTAATTAAATCAAAATAACCAACGCCAACTTCTCGTTGATGTTTTACCGTTGTAAATCCACGATCCTGTGCTGCAAACTCGCGCTCCTGCATTTCTGAATATCCAGCCATACCACGTTGCCGGTATGCCTCTGCCAGCTCAAAGGTTGCAAGATTAACACTGTGGAATCCAGCTAGTGTAATAAACTGAAACCGGTATCCTAATGCACCAAGTTCACGTTGAAAGGTCTCGCATTCTTCTTCGCTCAGGAACTTTCTCCAATTAAAACTAGGAGAGCAGTTATAAGCAAGCATTTGATCAGGATAAACACTGTGAATAGCATCGGCAAATTTTTTCGCCTGCTTAATATCCGGCATGCTCGTTTCAAACCAGAGTAGGTCCGCATACGGCGCATAGGCCAATCCTCTGGCGATACAGGCCTCAATTCCATTTTGAAATTTGAAGAAGCCTTCTTCTGTTCGTTCATGTACAATAAAATCCTTATCTAATGGATCATGATCTGATGTAATCAGCGTGGCCGCTTCTGCATCTGTACGAGCCATAATCACGGTATCCACACCGGCTACATCTGCGGCCAGTCTTGCAGCATTTAGATTGCGTATGGCCTGGCTGGTTGGAATCAATACCTTGCCTCCAAGATGCCCGCACTTCTTTTCGCTGCTCAGTTGATCTTCAAAGTGTACACCTGCGGCACCTGCTTCAATCATGGCCATCATGAGTTCATATGCATTGAGTGCGCCACCAAATCCTGCTTCAGCGTCTGCCACAATAGGTAAGAAATAATCCACATCTGTTCGACCTTCACTAAAGTCAATTTGATCTGCACGACGGAAAGCATTGTTTATACCCTGTACAACTCGAGGCACACTATCTACCGGATACAAACTTTGATCCGGATAGGTAGTATTTGCGGTATTGTTAGCTGCTGCAACTTGCCAGCCGCTTAGATAAATTGCTTTTAGGCCTGCCTTGGCATGTTGTACAGCCTGTTGACCATTATAGGCACCTAGTGTATTGATGTAAGGTTCGTTTTGTAACAGGGTGCGTAACTTATCTGCGCCTAGTCTGGCCAAGGTATGGTCTACTCTAATAGATCCCTGCAATTTTCTTACAGTATCAAAACTGTAATTTCTTTTTTTCATATTTTTTCCTAGATTACGCAACTATCACAGTCTTCTTGACTTGTATATTCTTGTTCTTCAACTTGTCGAAATTCAACTAGTTTGTCTATGTTTACTTCACCTTGTCCATCAAATGTATTAAAATAATATAGTTGTTTTAATCCATATTTGTAACACATTAATAAATGCTGTAGCATTTCGCTCATAGGAATCTTCTCGTCGTCGTAGTGTTGTGGATTATAACTGGTGTTTACGCTTATTCCTTGATCAATATACTTTTGCAATACCGCACAAATTTTGAGATAACCTTCGGGACTGATCTGATCCCAAAGTAACTCATACTTGTTTTTTAATCTACGATATTCAGGAACCACTTGCCTTAACGCACCGTGTTTACTTTGCTTCACGGATACACATGATCGTGGTGGCTCTATACCATTAGTGGCATTTGAAATTTGTGCAGATGTTTCTGCAGGCATTAGTGCCATTAGTGTAGCGTTACGCTGACCTGTACGCTGAATCTGTTCGCGTAGCGATTGCCATGGCATCCGTTCTGTATATGGAACTAATTCATCTACCTCGCGCTTACGTGTATCAATTGGTAATACCCCTTTTGCACTCTTTAGATCTTGCCAACGAGTACAAGCACCTTGCTCTTCAGCGAGATCTGCAGAAGTCTTGATCAAATAATAAGACCAAGCTTCTGCATACTCGTCAACCAAGGCCAATGCCTTAGGATCACTATAACTGACATCATTTTTGGCCAAGAAGTAGGCAAAATTGATAATACCAATGCCCAAGGGTCTAAATTCTTCCGTAGCCAATTGTGCTGCACGAATTGGATAGTTTTGATAACTTAATAAAGCATCCAATCCTCTTACCGCCAACCTACACATCTTCTCGAAGTCATGTGGGCTTTTTACATTGCCCCAATTGATCGCTGATAGAGTACACAGGGCGATCCTACCATCCTCGTCGTTGACGTCTCGTAACGGTACAGTTGGTAAATCTATTTCCGCGCAAAGATTACTCATCTTGATGGGTGCCACAGCTTCGTCAAACGGCGAGTGGGTATTGGCATGATCAACATTCTGCAAATATATTCTTCCCGTATCCTTGCGTTCCTGCATGAATCTACTAAACAAATCACTAGCCTTGAAAGTTTTCTTTCTCAGCTTGGTATTACGCTCTGCTCGCTCATAAAGCTCTTTGAATCGATCCTGATCGTTGAAAAAAGCAGAGTACAGCTCAGGTACATCATTGGGACTAAAACAGGTAATGTCGCCGCCTGTAATTAGTCTTTCATACATCAACTTGTTAAATTGCACGCCGTAATCCATATGGCGCACACGGTTATCTTCTGTGCCTTTGTTGTTCTTTAATACAATCAGGTCCTCGATCTCAAGGTGCCAGATTGGGTAGTACAGTGTAGCGGCGCCATTGCGTACACCCCCTTGGCTACAACTCCGCGTTGCGCTTTGGAACAACTTGTAAAAAGGTATAACCCCGGTGTGGTAAGCATCTCCGTTTCGTATTGGGCTGCCAAGTGCTCGTATTCGACCTGCTCCAATTCCAATTCCGGCTTTTTGGCTGACGTACTTGACAATACTGCTAGTAGTGGCATTGATACTGTCAAGACTGTCATCTGTTTCAATAAGCACACAGCTAGAGAATTGCTTTTGCGGTGTGCGAACACCGGCCATGACAGGAGTAGGCAAACTGATATCATGTAAACTGATAGCATCGTAGTAGTCCTTGATCCATTGTAATCGTGTTTCTTGGGGATACGTTTGAAACAGTGTAGCTGCTATCAGTATATATGCCACTTGTGGAGTTTCGTATATTTCGTTGGTAACTCTATTTTGTACTAGATACTTGCCGCGCCATTGCTCCATGGCCACATAAGTAAAATGTTTATCTCTTTCATGGTGAACAAAACTGTTCAGACGATCCCATTCGCTAGCAGTATATGCGTCTATTAGACCTTGATCATAAAAATCCGATTCCACATTTTGCTGTACCAATTTAATCAACGGCCACGGACTGTAATCACCATATACCTGTTTGCGTAAATGATAATTAATTAGTCTTCCTGCTACATATTGATAATTTGGAGTTTCTTCGCTTATAAGATCAGCAGCAGATTTAATAAGTGTTTCTTGGATATCTGCTGTTTTTATTCCGTTATAAAACTGTATGTGGCTTTTTATCTCTACTTCGCTTGCGCTTACACCAGTGATTCCTTCGGTTGCCCAAAATACAACTCGGTGTAGTTTTTCTAAATCTAGTAATTCTTTACGTCCGTCTCTTTTAGTAACTTGAATTTGTGTCATTAACGCCTCTAGTATTGTTCTAATTTTAAGTCAACCGCTGTGTAGCGATATTTTAATTTTAATTCTTGATTAATGTGTTCTTTATTTACAATCTCGTCCTCAATCAAATTAAGAACATATTTTCCGCCACACAAGTATGCTATATGGTAATTGTACCTGGTCTTTCGATCGTAATATATCCTAATTTCCGGTTCTAAGAATGATTTATGACCTGAAAGATGTAAAGTATACACGATTCCTAACACTTTAGCAAGGTCACAATAGGTATTTTCTTGTAACAACTGCCATGGATCTGGCCAATTGGATGGCGAGTCATAATCCAAGTAAAAAGGACTGAAAGGACAAGTATGCCATAATTCCAAAGTCGTATGTATGGCTTCAACTAAAGATAGATTGTCGAAATTTTGCCTAACAGACTTCCACCGCCGCAATCGCTCGCTGGTTGATAATTTGAACATCAAATGAACTGTCTATATGTGAATTGATATGTTGCGATTCCACTGCTTACAGAAACAAGAATGCAGTCGTTATTAGCTGATATATTAGCACCCACTCCGGTGGGCGTTTCAACGTAGCTGTCAGTATAAGTCAGTGTAGAGCCTTGTGTGGCCAGTGTCAATGATCCTATTCTAACATTACTATTACTTTTCAGTTGATAATCAACAATGCCTGCTGCGTTGCCAGCCGTGACAAAAACAGATGGTGTTGTTGTGATAGTAAATCGTTGGCTAGGATTTATTACACAGTTGCCTAAATATAAACCTGAATTCACTCTGTTGTCACTGTCGTAAAAGTTGCCAAGTTCAAAATTAAAATTACTTCCATTTGAAACAAAGCTTGTTGCTCCACCTATGTAATTGCCTATGCTTACGAACCCGGTACTAGTACCAAGATGAGCTGCTGTATTGCTCATATCAGTAAAACTACTGTTCATAACTCTTACTGATGTAATTGATGCACCGGTTAAAGCAATACTGTTGCCGCCACCAACAAACACACAGGTATCAAATGTAAGTTTACTAGATCCAATTACTGAACTTGCAACCGAAACAATGTTAGGAAAAAAACCTGCGCTTGCATTTGAAACAAACTTGCTGTTTGTTATTTTTACATTACTAGCACTGTCAATCACAACCAGCGGAGTTACAATGCTTGCATTACTGTTAAAGAAATTTATGCCGTTAACTTCTATATCTATAGGATAAACAGCTGAACCACTTCCAATACTTGCTGCTGTCTGAAAAGAACTGTCGCATGTTGTAGCTACAGACTGATTGCCCATTGATTGTTTTATTACGGTACTAGATAATCCATCACCCACCAGTTTGGTGTATGGAGGAATTAAAAGGGTGCTGTTAATAGCGTATGTTCCGCCAGGAAAATAAATTGTTCGTCTGGCTCGAGGTTCAGTCGGACTGACTGTTGATTGGTAAATCTGTTGTATTGCACGATTAATTGCTACTGTATCATCTGTAGTACCATCACCAACTGCTCCAAAATCTTTTACATTTACAATGTCATCTAATTTTTGTTGGTAGGTCCTTACAGTAGGCGACATTATACTTGCACCGGTTTGTGCTGTATAACCTGCAGTATTGCCTACAAAAGTGTACGAAGAAAATGCAACGTTTGAAGTTAAATCATAAATGTCATGTTCTGTTAAAATCCGCGTGATGCCCACAATTGGGGCGCCTTCTGCCAGAGTGCCATTACCAATATATAATTGTCTTGTATCTACGCTCCAGCCAAGCTCAGCTGAGGCAAGTTGCGGAAGATCTTGCTCCAATCCCCTGCGATGTTGAATTCTGCTTATCTGCGTAACGGCCATGCTAAATCCTCAATTATTGTGTATTTAGCTTGTTAGGTAGTACAGTTCGACTCTACGCATCCATTGATCGCTCCAATACTGGAAATCCTTGGGTTCTAGCACAAATTCTTGATACTGGGGGGTTGAATTTTCATCAGCCGGTAGAGCACACATAAGAATGACACCTGTAGTAATGCTTGTTCCGTGTGTGCCGTTGTGAGCCGCCGCATATGCCGCGAGCTGTAAAAAATAATCGTCGATCCATTCGCGTTTCTTAGGCTTGTTCGTTTGTTTAAAATCCATGATCGCAGGCTGTCCTCGCCAAACGCCCACACAGTCAGTAGTACCAGCATAAAGCCCAGAATAGTATAAAGGCACCTCGCAACCCCAATATTCATCAACATTTCCTAATCCTTCCAATATAACTTGTGCTGCCATAAACCACGAGGGTTGAGCATAGGGATTAGCAGGAAAATCGCCTAAGTCATCGTGCTTGATATACCGTTCTAGATAGGTATGCATTCTGGTACCACGATTGGCAGCTTCGGTTGTGATCTGTTGCGCTCGTTCATGACCTACACGATCTTTCCACTCGCGCAATGCTTGTCGGGCTTCTTCGGGCTTAGTACGATCCAGTATGGTTGTTACACTGGGTACCTTGCTACCATCAGGAAGACAATAGTGTCGCTTGCCCTCAACAGTGGTCCTGTTAAGGGGCTTGTAGTCAAATTTTTGAATAATCATCTAAAATTTTATTAATTTGAGCAGCTAACAATTTATCATAATTGGTACTTGTTAATAAATTAAAATTGTGCTCAACAATTGATTGTATTTGATTTAGTATTTTATCTTGATCTTGATTACATAAAAAAACAACTTGTTTCATTACTGCTGTAAATCTTTGCTTTTCGTTGACTATAGAATCATAGGTCTCGTCTATTATAATATTAAAAGTTTGAAAACCTAATTCTTTTAAAAAATTGAGATAACCAGGACTTGAAAAAACTACAAACAATCGTTTGGCCAAAATTGGTCTTGCAATCTTTTCGCTTACAAGAATAAGATCGTTTTGACTGACAGTTTCTGAAACCATTGTGTAAGCAGTTTGTGTGTAAAGTTGTACAGGAACATACTTATAGTTAACTATTTCTACATCATTGTACAAAGCTGTAGCATCAAATCTATTTTGGATATCATCATACCAATAAGTAGGATTTTTATTATGTCCTGCGTAAGTAAATATTATTTTATCTTCAAGTAATTCCCTTGGTATCAACTCGTATATAAGATCTCTAGGAGGTCTATTAGATCCCAACAAACAATCAAAATATTTAGACTTTGGTTGATTGGGTGAAATATCATTTAAAAGGTTGTTTATTCCTAAATTATTATAAGTAGCAGCTATCTCCCGCATCCAAGCGTTCCAAAACAAATTTTTTGTTTCATATGTTTTACAGTATTTTCCTGGTAAGACCCATATAACATTGCGAAACAATTCAAGGTTGATATGATTTGTCCAATTTGGATGATCTGCAAAATAAAAAACTAAGGTAGAATGTGTATTTAAATTGTATAATATAGATGGAAATTCACTTCCGCACTGAAAAATACATGATACTTTAAATTTCTTGTTTGAAGATATGAATTCGTCTAAATCATGCGTTATTTCGAATTTTTTTATATCTACGTAGTCATCCTTAAACCATCGTTCAAAGAAGAATTTTTGAGAATAATATAACAACATTATATACGGAAGCTTTCGCCGCAGCCGCAGCGATCACGTTCCTTGCTGTTTATAAAATCAAAGCCTTCGTTAAGACCTTGACGTTTGTAATCCATGGTCATGCCATCAATGTAAGGAAGATCCTTGGGATTGACAAATACACTAACACCATTTGATTCATACTTGACCTGTTCATCTGTGGGTTTGTCAATGTATTCTAATTTGTATGCCAGTCCAGAACAGCCTGTGGTTCTTACTCCAATGAGAATACCAGCACCATGACCTCTACGGTCAAGCTGTTGTCTTACTTTTTTTGCTGCCAGTTCAGTTAGCTGTATCATTTTTTGATCGATAGTCTGCCAGTGCTGCTTTGATAGCATCTTCGGCTAAAATACTACAGTGGATTTTAACCGGAGGTAACGCGAGTTCTTCCGCAATGTCCGAATTCTTAATTGAATCCGCTTCATCAAGACTTTTTCCTTTAAGCCACGTAGTGACCAACGACGAGCTTGCTATAGCCGAACCGCAACCGTATGTTTTAAATTTGGCATCGGTGATAACATTGTCTTCTACTCGAATTTGAAGTTGCAAAACATCGCCGCATGCTGGCGCACCAACTAAACCAGTGCCTACGCTTGGGTCTGTTTTATCTAGTTTTCCAACATTTCTTGGATTTTCATAATGATCCAAAACCTGACCTGAATAAGCCATACATTCTCCTTGGAGATATTATAAACTTTTTAAGATCTTTTTGCAAGTGCCGACTTTGCCATCGAGTCAACTGTACGCTCAGGAGCTGTTTTTACACCTTTTGAATCAGTAACCCCGGGTTCTTCATCTGCATCATCTGCAAAAGGTTCAAGATATACATACTTGACTCCAGAAAGATCGTCTTTGATATCTTTGATTAGATTTTTAACGTTTTGATTGTTCTTGTAAGCGTCCAACAAATTTTCCAAATTAAACTGTTGTTCACCTGTGCCTTGAACCAAGTTGATCAGACTGTCTACTCGTATGCGAGGTTGAATGTGGGTATCGTGAGCTCTATGACGTAAGAATTCAAGTGTGGTGAGCAAATTTGCATCACCACGACCGTCTGCCTCATCTTCGAGCACTTCATCCAAGTATTGATCTAAGTTCTCTGAAATAACTTCACGAATACGCATCAGCGTTTTTCTCTGCCCACTACATTAGGGCCTGCTGCTGCATCTGTTGCAGCAAAATTATCAGTCTCCATGTTGCCAGTCATGTCTGTTGCAGGCATTTGGTCTGGCATAGGGCCACCAGGTGCAGGCATGTCCATTCCCATCGGAGCGGCCACTTGTTCACCGGCTAAAGCTCTTGCCGCATCATCGGCTGTGCTTCTTGCTGATCCTAATTGTTGTACCATATTAGCTAATAGCGGCTCAACTGCACCTTTAAATGCCTCAGCCTGTTCCATGCCAATTTGATCACGGATAGTGTCTAGCAGTGCAGGCATTTGCTCGTTTTGCATTTTGCTTACATCTTCCAGCATGTCTTGGATACTATCAACCATGTCCTTGGCAGCCAAAATAGCTTGACTCTTGCCCATTTCGCTTTCCATGATCAGCTGTTGCTTGTTTTCGATCATCCAACGGTGTAGACCTTCACGGATCATCAGTAATTCCATGTACTTTGGATTTTGTTCTGCTACGTGGACTCCGTGACTGTGCTTGATTTTTTCAAGATTTTCGGTTAAGCCTTGAGCTAGCACATAAGCTTTTGGAAAGTTTAAATTGTCATAATCAATTTTGACGCCAAAGCGGCTTTCCATAACTTTGTTGATTTTTTTAGCGGAAGGCTTGACGCCCATTTCTGTTAATCTCATAGTGGTGTGTTCCCAAATTTTAAGTATTTAGCCGAAATCAAAGTTTTTTTCAAAATGTTCAAAACGGTACGACGTTGTAATGTAGCGTCAATATATCTATTTAATGCAATATTGCTTTGAAATTGGTTTTTTGTAGTATTAATTGTGTGTTTATAAAATGCTATATCGTTATCAAGTTTACCCAGCTGCCGGTCCAATTCCAGCACTTCATTGTAATCTGATTTGTTTTTTATAGATTTCAAACAATATAAAATTGCATGAGATTTGGCAACAAAATCGTGTAAATGTCTACCATCTCGTTGTATGACTCGCCAGCAGTTTTTTGTATGCCCGGTGATAATATAGGGGCCAACAAAAAACCCGCGATTTCCATTGGGGATAACCACGGGTTCGTTAATAAATTTTTTAAGTTCTTGTTGGGTCCAACTTTTTATATATTTGATACCAAAATCTGCAAATGCGTTTTGAGCCTGTTCAAAATCAGTTTTTTTTCCTGTAATAGATTTTTCCATCTTGATTTTTTCTAAATAAAATATCTTTGTTAACCAACTGATTAGCTATTAGATGTTGTCTTGCAGACATGTCTTCTTTAGCTATCTGTTTGACATCTTCAATTTGACCTAAAACATCTGCTTCTTCATTGGTAATTGGTATCCTTATTTTATTTACAAGTTCTACTATCTTCATTTTTTATTTTAGAATAAGTTGTACAATGACCATAATTAAGCCTGTGAGCATTGCTACGCCAAAGGCTGTGCCAACAGTGATCAACTGCCCGCTACTTTTACTGGTAGCTTCTGCAGCCGACTCTGATATTTTCGTGCGTATAATTACAATATGTTCTTCCATTGTATGCATACGCTGTTCTAACTTATCTAGTTTTTCTTCCAATGCCCGGTATCTTTCAGCACATAAATCCACGTGCGCCTCCAGGTTTGCTCTTTCGCTTGCTGCCATATCGCTCTTTCATAAAAGTTAGAGGGTTCTGAGTTAGTGCCTAGATAATGTGCCATAAAAAGATGCCTAATAGGTGCCTGTCTTTAAATAGTATTTAAGTTAATTCTGCCTTTTATAAAATATATGTTTTTTATTGCGCCGTATGGATAAAAAATAGGCAATATAAATCTTGCAGTTTCTTCAAGACCGCAGATAATAGGCACCCTAGCAAATGCTTGATCGAGCGTACCAACTGGGTCGGATCCTTTCAAAAATACGTCTTCATGTTCTACACCAAAACTGAAAATCCAACAGCGTTGATTTCCAAAATATATTTCGGGAAAATATGAGGTTTCGTCAATCACTAAGTCACGCACATATGGACCATCAATTAATTGAGGTTGCGCTCGTAACCCAATACACTGCAAGACTGTTTCCCAATTACGTTGTTGATTGCGCTCAAGTTCTACATCATCGCGATGTCTTATTATTCCAGTAGCAGTTATATCAACTAAGGTTACACCAGTATAAAATTCCATATAAATATTTATAATCAATAAAAAAGCAGACTGAAGTCTGCTTTTTATTTTTAAATAAATTTAAAATTAAGCTACTGTAAATGATGCACCATCAGCTACAGTTGTACCACTTAGATCAACACTGTTAGTGCCAACTGCTGTTCCTAAGGCACGAAGTGTAGTTTGCAGCACGCTTGCTGCTGGTGCATTAACACCGTCGCAAATTACGCTAATAACACCAGTAGCTGCGTTTGCAGCAAAGTATACTAACACACCTTGTGGTAGTGAGCGTATAATTGCTTCAAAAGCTTCATTAACTGCATCATCTTCTGTACGAAGATCAACTGCACTTGCACTTGCATCTTTAGCAGTGATTAGATATAATTTAACGCTATGACCAACTTGTGCACCTGATGTGCCATTTAATGTGCCTACTACACCAGCGAATGCATAACCTGAACTACGAGTAACTCCTATTGGCATTTTATTTCTCCTTAAATGTTTGCGTATTACCGCATAATAATATTTATGGCAGTAATAAAAAAAAGCAGACCAAAGTCTGCTTTTTCAAGGTACAAAAATACCGATTAACTTGCTGCTAGTTTAATACCAACATTACGAACATCCATGGTAGTTGTTGTAACTGGGCCATTAGCACCAATGTTACTTGATAGGGTAGCACGTAATGCAACTTGCATTGCTGCTGCACTTGCCCATGAACTACGCTCAGTGATAACACTTAACTGCGTGTTAGCAGCAGTTGCACCAATATCAACTTGATATGCTAGAACTGTTGCGTTTGACGAAATAGCATTTAACAGTGTTTCAACTGCACCTGCTGTGCCATTTGTGCCACGACTTAGTTCAGCTGCAAGATTACCTGCAACAACTTGAATGTTGTATGCATTGACTGGACCAACAACACCAGTACTAATAATTGCTGCATTTGTTAGAATACGTCCACCATCAACGTTGTTTACGCCACCTGTGTCGCCATTTACTTTTGTTGCTCCTATTGGCATTTATTTCTCCTTAATTATTTGCGTTACCGCATGCTAATATTTATATCAAAGTATTCAAAATTACAATCTTCCTTGCACATTTGAAGTGGAAAATACTCCACGATTTACCAGTTTTATAAAACCACTAGGTGTGTTTATAACAAAACCTTCGCCTTTGGGTACATCGTTTACATATTGCTCTACGCCTTGTACTTGCGGTTCTAATTGATCTAATATGGCTAATTTTAGGTTGTAAATTGCGCCATACGCAGTATCCATTGCTTCCATAATAGGACGATTTTCTTCTGCTGCTACAATCGCCAATTGCGGTTTGGTAATGTTATTTTGTAACCAAGCAGCATCTACTGCTTGTCCTGTATACTTTCTGTTATAATATTGCTGTAGTCTAGCGATAGTGGATTGCGTTAAACTGCCTAAAAACGCATCCCCATTCAAAGCTTGGAAATTTCGCACCGCTGCTTGTGCTGCTTTGACTTGTTTCACTGGTTCTCTGAGTGCAAATTTCGTGCCCATGTCACCAGTTAAAACAGTAATATATTGATTGGTACCGCTCAAGCCGCCTAGACCTTTTAAAGAAGTTTTGTTGGTTAATTCAGTGCCTTTGGTTGTTTTTTCTACATCATTACCGTAAGTGTGTACCGCCAACCCAAAAGGTCTGCCTTTGATTTGCGTTTTCCCTAACTCGCTGTCAGTTTTTACCTTGTATTTGACTCCATATGGATTGGCATGAAAAACATAGTAACCTTGCTCTTGGTTAACCGGCTCAGTCCACATCACATCCCCTTGGACTAATCCGCTAAATCCTGCAGGTACTATGCTAGCCACAGCATCAAACATATCTGCTAGTTTTTGTCCCACATCCATGTTTTTTCCATGCTGAGCAAAGAAGTTTAATAACTCTTGTCCAGATGTAACTTGGCCGCCCGGCATGCCGATGTACTCTTTGTAGTTCATAGTAAACAGACCATCGGCTGGTCTACGACCAAATATAATAGCCGGGCTACCGTCCCATTTGATACTAACAATGGTTGGGTTAGAAACCGCGGCGAGCATGCCTGTGACAGCATCTTGTGCTGCGGCGCTTCCGTTAAGAATAAAATCTTCAGGATGCGGAGTTCTTATGCCTTCGGTAAGTGTTGTAATAAATTCTAGTAGCATTATACAAACTTGTTAGAAGTTTCTCTAAACCATGCTGCGGTTCCGGGCATAGGTGCTGCTTCTGGCAATTGAATGTCGCTTCTGGCTAGAGTTTCTCTAGCCGCTGCTACTAGCTGATCGTAATTGGGTCTTTTACTAACTGCATCTAGTATATCATCGGCTGTGTTTAACTTCGCTACAGGTATTCCGGTTAACTTGCTGATAGTGGCAGGATTTTTTCCATTTTCAACCGTGGTATTAGTTGCACGATCCACCAATCCATGTTTGTAACTGTATTTTAATCCCGGGTGTAATGTACTAACGATACTTGCTAACAGTATAGCACGACTTTCACCGGTAAATTGACTTCCTTCGCGGCCTCCACGCATGGCAAATTGCTGCCATATTGGATCTCCGCTAAACATAAAATCTGTTTGTGCATACCCATTATCTGGATTACCATTAACGGGAGTCTTAAAATGCACATTGTCTCCGGATTTTTCTATCCAATTTGTTTTATCTTTTGCAGTATTAGAAATTTGTTCATCGGGTATGCCTTGCTGTCTACACCATGCTGCTAATTTTGATATTAATTCTTCTTTGCTAACTTGTGTTTCATCTACAGATAAATCTAAGTCACCCGACGATCCTGGTTGCTCTTCTGTACCTTTTTTACGACCAGTTGTCCCCAGCCATTTTATAGGCACATTTTCTTCATCTCGATCTAAGGTAAAATCTAATCCAGTGATTTGTTCTAGCCAAGAGATTGTACTGGCAATTTCGCTAGTTAATATGCGTCTTGTCAACGGAGTTTTGTCGGCCTGTTTAAAAACATTACCGCCTTCGTTTATTTTCATCTACGACCTCTCCTTGGTTTAGGAGGCGGTGGTATATTTTCCACACTGCCTTCTTTGTTAGCGTAATCATCTAGTACAGCGTAGTCGTCGAATCTAGCTCTAACAGGTACTCCTGTGGTAGGAATTTGATACCAATTTCCGTCTGGGTATTTGTAAAACGTACCAGCTGGTGTTTCGACTGCAATGCGCTCGTTGTCGGCCATTGGCTGGTCAACCAAGTTAATAGGTTCTTCTGGTTCATCAGGTATCGTCCTGCCAGGCGGAGTTCTTGATGGAAGCTGTGCTGGTTCGACAGTCTGGTCTGGCTGAGTTTCTGGCCCTCTAGCTTGTTGGGCTAAATCTTCAAATCTACCATTTTGTTTTGCTAGTTTTTCAAGTGCTTGTAACGATGTGCCTGATGCTATTTGTCTGTTACCGGCATCAGTCCAACGTCCCGATTTATCAGCATCTTGCGGTAAAGCAGGATACTTGTAGTAGAGTCTTTGATCTCTAGTGGTCACAACCAGACGTTTGCCCTGCGGCACCGTTGTACGAGACAATGGTTTGTCTTGAGGTCGATACTCATCAGTGGGCATGAAACTGGGCACGCCACTTGAGTGTTTTTGTAACATTCTTGAAAACATTCCTGGGCCACTGTCTGAGGTAGTTCTACCAGTGTATTCACCAGTTTCTGGATCCTTTTCAAAATCCCATCTGTCGTAAGGGTCTCTCACTCGAACTTCATCTTCAACTATTATGTCCTTAATCTTCACGTCGAAATCTCCTGACTCCGCGAGCAAACTTGGCAGGATCTTGTGCTCTAATGCTGTTAAGTAACCTACGTTCTAATTCAGCTGCTTGTTCTGCATCGTAGTTTTCTTTGATATAATTTATCAAATTGATAGCACCCTGTATCACATGTCCAGCACGACTTTCCACTAAATTTTCCCTGTCTTTACCAACGGGCATATGGGCTAGTTCGTCAAGTATACTGCGGGTGCGTTTTTGCAAAATCTACTCCAATACTTGTTATTTACCGTATTATAACAAGTTACGGTAATTGAGTTTGTTGACTAGCATATCAAAATACATGCTATGCCCGGCCGGGCCATCATGTCCGTTCCATCCACATAAATCAAAATCTACTGGCTTTATACCGGTAATATTTTCCTGAAACCATATTCTACTATCATCAAACCAATTTAAAATTCTGGGTTCGTTTTTAACGTAATTAACAAAAGCATCTCGCATAGGTAGTTGATTATCGCTAAAATTTTTTCCGTTATTGATTATAAGAAATTGCTTGTTTCTTGCTTTAAAAAATTCTATCAGGCCTATTATATGTGCATATAAAGTACACTCGATTGTTTCAAAATCTAATTTTTCAATCGCTTCTTTCGTTAATATATTGTGTAACGTATGACTATGTGGTGTAGTCAAGTCAAATCTAAATATTGTAGTAATATTTAAAATATACAACACTGGTAATTTAGGGTTTTCTAAGCAGTGCTGCATTGCTAATTTAAGCATCATGTCATTGCTACGCCCGGGTAAACTTTCGTTTACTATTTCTGTACACCCATAAAGTTTAGAAATTTTGTACCAATAATGATCTTGTATACTTGGGCACCATATTCCGTTGTTATATGTGTGGCTGTCACCAAGATTGTATAAAATCATTCGGTTTTTGTTTTAAGGCTTGCCAGCATACTTTTTAGTCGCGAGCTGTCAACTGTAGCCTGAGCTGATTTATCTAAGTCAAGTCCAGGTTTGGGTCGGGCTGCGACCATGGGGCTGGTTGTTGTGGTAGATGTTTTGATTTGATCAAGTATCTGATTACTTGTACGGAAACCTTGTCCGCCATTCTCACTTTGTGCATCCGGTCCAGGATCGGTAATACGCATGGTTTCGATATTGTATTCTAAATCCACTTTCATACCTACGCCAGTACTGCTACGACTTTTCATACATTGTATCTGATATCGACCACGCTCACGCATGGCTCGACTTGTAAAAATACCAAACACATTATCTGCTGTATTAATTTTACTGATACCACCTGATATATGACTGTGATCAAATTCTACTTCTTCGACTGCCGATCGATTTAATTGACTTGCTGTTACCATTAACATGCCTAGTTCTTTGGCTAAATTGCGTAGTTCTTCACTGACATACTTGTCCTTTACAAACAAGTCATTGGGACTAACCTTGGCGCTTACTGGCATTAACAAGTCCAAGTAGTCAATCATAATAAAGTCTACCTGTCGACCTGTTTGAATTTGATATTCTTTAAGATAAGAACGTATATCATTGATATTGCTTTGGGCAGGTAGGCCTTTAACTTGATAAGTTCCTGCTTTTTTTCCTACCATTTTTACTTTTAGTGTGGTGGTATCAATATCCTTACGAATATCTTTAGTACTCATGTTAGACAACATGGCATCAGTACGCAAGCTGGTCAGTTCTTCACTCAGTTCCAGTGTAATATAAACGCCGTTCAATCCTGCTTGTAGCCAGTTTAGCGCAATGTTCATCATAACAAGCGACTTACCTGATCCTGATCCACCGGCAAAGATGTTCAGTTCTCCTCTACTGAATCCACCATATAGCAACTTGTCAAGACTAGGCCATCCTGTGCTCACTTGCCCGCCTGAATTGAAATATCGGTTGATACGAGTAGCCGGATCAGCAAAATAGTCTGTACCCATGTCTTTGGTCAAACTGATCTGTACAGCATCTTTTATCAGTTTTTCTACAGGATCGAAGTCACCTCGTTCAATCATGTCCGCTGCTTTGAGAATAGCTCGCTCTAGTTCTTGCTTGCGACTAAATCCTTCAAACTCCTCTAGAAACCAATCATAGTGTCCGTCTCTGAGATCAGGAACAGATCGTAATTCTATACCAGTTGCAGCCTGTATCTGTTCTCTAGTAGGCAGGGTTTTATGATCATCACTGTGTTTTTTTATAAACTTTGCAGCTTCCCGTAAACTTCTATCAAAATTTTCTGCATTGTAAATGTTCTGAACACGCACATAAGTTTCTGCGTCTTCCAACATCATTTCTAAAAATAATTTCTGTACTTCTGGATTATAATCTTTCATGTTGTATATAGTTTTTTCTTTTTAAGTTGAATTTTTAACTTGCTTGTTTCTCTTGACGCTAATATGCTTTTTAACACAAACAATTTGCCGTATTGAACTACAGCGTCATTGATATCTTTACAGGTTTCCTGCCATACAGGAAAACTTACTGTCCATCCTGCCTCAATCGCACGATCTACTAACTTTCTTCCTGCACGATCTGTATCTGGCACAACTATAACTTCACGCTGTAGCCTATCTATCTGTTCAACTTGCGTATCTGAAAATTCGGAACCATTAAGTGCCACACCATCCACGCTCATAGCGTCAAATGGACCTTCACATACTATGACAAATCGACTATCTGGCAGTTGATTATCTAAATTGAACACAAAATCTGCTGGATGACTTGACCAATATTTTGGTTTAATACCGTCAACGATAGCTCTTGCTGTATATCCTACTATACTTTGCTTGTAATAAAACGGGATAATTATTCGTCGATGCAAATTGTATGCTTCTTCGGGTGTCCAGTAGAATTTATATTTGTCTATATCAATATTTCTACGATGTACATATTCAATTGCAGCAAGTAATTCTGCGGGCACATTATTGTAATCACCTATGCTGTAAAAATTAGCTAATTCAACTACATTCCTTGCTTGCTCAGGTAATGTTCTTGCCTCATAATGAATTTCTTCTTCTGGTACCTGCTCAAGCTCTTCAGGGGCTACAAGTTCTTTAAGTCTTACCGCCTCAATTACCAAGCGTCTTATTGTTAAATCATCAGCACCCAACCAGGCGAGTAATTTTCTAAACTTAAATGTAAGATGCCTTCCTGGCACATAACTGGCCTTGTAGCCACAGTTGAAGCAATGATACGACACCGCACCTGCATTAGTTTTTATGCCACCTCTACCTCGAGCATCAGACGATTCACCATTGTGCGGGCAGCATACAGCATTGAATGATATCCAGCCATTCTGACCCGTTTTACGACGGGCAGGCAGTAGTTGCAAAACTGATTGCTGGATAGAGTCTAACATACTGCTATTGTATATTAATTTTTAACAGCGGCCAATCTTAATGATTGTAATACTCGAATATAAAACCAACCAATATCAAATTCAAACCACCGACGGCTTAAACGAGGACTAGCTGGATCCAAATGATGATTATTGTGTAATTCCTCGCCGCCAATTAATATACCAATGGGCACGATATTACGACTTTGGTCTCTGGTCTCACCGTTGCGATATCCCCAAAAATGTCCAATACCGTTAATTACTCCTGCTGCCCAGAAGGGTATCCAGATCATTTGTATACCCCATATTATGGCGCCCACCCAACCGAATAGTAAGATGTTGAACACAAGGAGAATAGTAATGCCAAGTCTGGAGTGAGGCGTGTATAACTTATGCTCAATCCAATCATTAGGAGTGCCAACACCGTATGTATTAACCATGTCTTTATCTTTGCTTGCCTCATGATACAACAATGCTCCTTTAAGTAAAACATGCCAGATACCATAGTGTACTGGACTATGTGGATCTTCTGCTTGTTCGCAAAATCTATGATGCTTTCTATGAACCGCCACCCACTGTCGAGTGACCATTCCTGTAGTTAACCATAACCAAAAACGCATGGCATGACTGACCATGGGATGAAATTCCACTGCTCTATGTGCCTGACTGCGATGTAGGTATAGCGTCACACAGTCTATGGTGATGTGTGTGACTAAAAAAGTGTATAGTATGATCATGTAATACTTATTAATTTACGCTTATCACACAAGTTATCCTATATACCAATAAACCCCATCGGACCATACAGGGGCAACATTTGAGCCACCGCCACTGATTGTAGCACCAAAGTTGCCCGCGGCCGTAATGTTGCCATCTGACACAAAGGCCCTGGCTCCGGACACTGCTGTGAGGCTATCAAATGCCGCAGGAGATGTAATAGTTGTTTTTGCAAAAACATTGCTGACAGCTCTTATATTTCCTGTGACCATAAGATTACCTGCCTGCACATTGCCAGTGTAAGTGGTCAAATAGGCAGCGGTATTTGCATTTGCTTGAGATACTATGTTATTGATATCATTTTGAAGGCTGGCAGCATTGGCATTGGCATATGTTTGATAGGCACTAAGATTAGCAGAAACAAAAGTAGCGGGTGGTAAAATTACGATGCTTCCAACCATACCGCCGTGTACGGAACATTGATACACGTAGGTGGAACCAACTAAATCAAAAGGAACTTTCCAATATAGTGTTCCACTGACTTTTCCTTGGGCACTAGAATCTGTGCTAACAGTTCCATCTGTTGCAACATGAGTCAGACCTGTGTCGTAATTTGAACCACCAGATGATACACGAATCATAAACGGGTGACCACTGACACTTAAAGCAAATGATATTGTTTCACCGCCGGTTACATAAATGGTTGGATTACTGCCAGAATATTGGTCAAACAGATAACCCGAGGCACCGCTGTTTGTCACACTTAAACGTGAGACAGAAGGCAAGTACATTTGACTAGCTTGAGTGTTTGCATATGACTGATAGGCACCAAGATTTGCCTGTATAGCAACTACGTTGGCATTTGCAAAAGTTTGATATGCATTGATTGTGTTAATTGATGTTGCTTGTGATGCTGCATTGGCATTACTGAAAGTCTGGAAGGCACCAAGATTTGCCTGTATAGCAACTACGTTGGCATTTGCAAAAGTTTGATATGCATTGATTGTGTTAATTGATGTTGCTTGTGATGCTGCATTGGCATTACTGAAAGTCTGGAAGGCACCAAGATTTGCCTGTATAGCAACTACATTGGCATTTGCAAAAGTTTGATATAAACCAATGTTTGCATTGATCAAATTGATACTTGTGGCCTGTGTGGCTGCATTTGCTGTGAGACTATCTAATGATTGTGCTTGCGTAGCAGCATTTGCAATTAAAGTAGTTAACGAAGTAGCTTGTACTGCGGCATTGGCATTTGCAAAAGTTTGATAAGCACCTATATTGGCATTTATACTGTCAATTGCAGCACCTTGTGTGCCTGCGTTGGCCTGCAAGGCAGTTATGTTTGTTGACGCCGTTCCTAAATTTGCATCTATATTGATAATAGATGCTCCTTGTGCGGCAGCATTGGTGGTCAAACTGTCTAAAAACTGTGCCTGGACAGCGGCGTTACTCAATAAAGTTGTGATTGAGGTAGCCTGCGCTGCTGCATTGGCATTTGCAAAAGTTTGAAAAGCACCTATGTTTGCATTGATGCTGTCAATTGCGGTGCTTTGAGCAGCAGCGTTACTAACCAAAACTGTTAAACTAGATTCTTGACTGACTGCATTTGCAAGTAGAACGGTTAAGTTAGCAGCTTGCACTGCGGCGTTGCTTGTTAACTGTTGTAATTCTAAAGTTTGTGTTACGGCATTTCCCGACAATACATCTAACACACCTTGTTGTACGGCGGCGTTGCTCTGTAAACTAGCGATGGCCGTATTGGCCGCAGTTACATTGGCATTAACAGAAGTAATTAGACCAGCCTGTGTAGCAGCATTGGCAGTCAGTGCAGTAATTGCACCATTGGCAGCAGTTACATTTGCATTTACAAGATTTATACTTGTGGCTTGCACTCCAGCATTAGAAAATAAATTATTGATTTCGTTTGTTTGTGCAGCAGCATTGGCATTGGCATAAGTCTGATATGCACCCAAATTGGCTTGTATGGATACTACATTTGCATTTGCATAAGTTTGATAGGCACCTAAATTGGCCTGTATGACCAAAACATTGGCGTTGGCAAAAGTTTGATATGCACCAATATTAGCATTCAAATTATTAATACTGGTTGCCTGCGTGCCTGCGTTGGCATTGCTGTACACCTGGAATGCACCAACATTTGCACTAATTGTGTTGATGTTGGCAATCAATTGATCCAGTGTGGCAAATCCGGTATTGGCTGCAAAATTGTTTATTTGAATTTGTTGCGCTGCTGCGTTGGCTTTTAGACTGGTTATTTCAACATTGGCCGCAGTGATGTTGGCTCTTAGGCTGTCAGTTTGTACATTAGCTGCTGCAACATTGGCATTCACTGGGCTTAGATTACCCGAGTCATTAATTTGTGTAACATTGGCCAATACATGACCGCCTGCAGTAACACCATCGTGTACCCTGACAGTATCTAAATCTGTATCAATGGTAATTTCGCCCACTAACCCAGTATAGGTAGAACTCACACTGGTATTGGCTCTTTTTAATAGTAAGTAGTTTGTTAAAGTTACATTGGCAGTCATTATATTGTTCCTACATCAATTACAGCATTTGCACTGAAGTTCAACGGATCAGATTCATAGTATGCTGGTAGCACTTCTAAATCCAATGGAACTCCATAATTTGCATCTGTATAAAGTGGACGTTCAGTATTGGTCGCCACAGTGATTAACTTTAGTGTTAATTTATAAAATCTTTGATCTAATGCAACTGTTACAGCTCGAGGAATAGTTACTGTGCCTTGACCTTTGCTGATATCAGTCATTGATACCGTAAAAGCATCAACGGCGCCTTGAATTAAAGGATCCTGTATTTGCATTTGTACTTGATATCCGGTCAAATTGACCGGTTTTTGATCTTGATTCAAAATTGAAATTTGTAAGGGATTGTCTATTCCCTGATAGATTTTAATTGGGCGACTGTACACGACTCTGTTCCTTGGTGAAAATACAGCAGGATCCCATAATTGGACCGTGACTGTATTCGGATATAAATAAGCTAGAATTTGCATTATCTTGTATTTATTGAAAAATGGACGAACCCAACTACCAGCAGTTATTAAAAAAATATCCCTTTTTGACTTACCTTGTATATGGTGGCAATGAATACATAGGCGTTATTCAAAACCTAGATGAAGTAATTACTACAATTTATGACTACGGTGCGCTTAGAACGCTAGAACAAAAACAACAATTTCTAGAGCTGGCAGAGACTTGGTGGTGGGAAAGCAACAGGCTGATACCTATCAATGTGTTCTTGAAAACAGAATGGACTCCGTTTAGAACTGTGGTTAAAACAATGAATTCAAAAGATGTGGAAATCAAGTTCGGCCCGCAAGTGAGCCTAAAAGAAATTGCCGCCAAACGTAGCAAGCGAAGAAGTATTACTCTAGTTAGAAAATTAGGTTAGCTATAACTGTAACTGATTTGCTCGCATATTAAGTTCATATTAACCGCAACCAGATGTGCATATCCAACTGAATGCGACTTCTTGAAGTAGTAGCTGTCATCTGCAGGACGCTTCCAGACTGACTCTGCAACTTCCTGCCATGTTCTACCAATCAAATGACGCTTGGCTGGACGTATCACTGCAAGAAACATAGCCAATCTAGGAATACTATCAACGGGCTCGGGCATTTTTGCTAGTGTATCGTAATGTGAACCAATGTGTATTAGTTGACTACAAAAATCTCTGGCCTGTAATAAATCCCACAAGGGCTCTTGATTCATTAACTCCTGTAAATGCTGATCATTTTTAATTTGTTGATATAACCCAACATTAAGAATATCTAATTTGATGTACCCTCGTTGTTCGGCAGCTTCATAGTCTAAACTTGCGCGACCAGTGTAAGGATCTACAGGAATATCTGTGAAGTAAACACCTGTATTGTGTTTTGTGATTTTTTCGTCGCGTACAATACTTGCGGCTATGTGTTTCAAGCAAGACAATGCTTGATCTCTATCAGCTACATCAATGTCGATATCACTGGAAAATTTCATAGTCCAGCTTCCTTTAGCACATGTCTGCACCATTCTACATCGGCCACGTAATCCTTGAACTTACGATTCCAGTAATCAGGATCAATCCAAGGAAGAACAATGGCCAAATGCTCTGTAGAAATAGACTCAAGAAACTCAATGCCACTATTGCAGTTATATACAAGCCAAGGGCTAACGCGACCAGTGGTAATATGATGACAAATCCTATTATGATTGCCGTACTTAAAATAATGGCTGTAACTAGCAAGCCCACTATCTCCATTGGAGTATTCCTCCATTTGTTTGAGGCCGCGTTCGAGTGCGTCCTGCACTGCTTCTCGTCTAACATATTCATGTAACCATTCTTCGTAAAATTTGTCTTTACACCAATGGTCTAATTTTTTGTTGTTCTTCAGTAACCAAGCTGTATAGCTGTTGCTGTTAACACAGCGAATAGCAACCAAGTGTCTGCCGAACCTAACAAAAGCATTGTAATACGGACTTGTAACAAAGTCTGTATAACTCTTAAGCTGTGCGCTACCTTGTGTGGTTTCATAAAATTGTAGATACGCTCTAAGTCCAAACTGAACTCCTGTTTCGGTTTCCTGTTGCCAACGACGTTTTTCTGTACAAAGATGTGCAGCAAGAGTACTTTCTTTGCTGTAACTTTTATTACAGTATTTACACTTATAGCTCGGCTTTGATTCTTCTGTCATCCCACCCGTGTTCCTTGGCAAGTTGTTTAAGATCTGCTGTGTCGTTGATTTTGGCAAGTAATTCTAATTCATCTTCTTTGCGCTCAGGGAATATTTGTCGCAGAAACTTTACCGCTTTATTATTCGAACCTTCACGCTTTTTTTGTTTGATCCAATCGTGCCTAAATGTACCCATGCCAGGACTGACTGTGGTAGCCAACAACCATTGTAATTCAGGATGTCGACTCAATTCAAAGAAGTGTTTGTTAAAATTTTCGTTGCAGGCAAGTAAATAATACTGTTGTAGTTCTGTACTGCCCTGTACACTGCTGCCCCATCTAATCATTAGGTAATTGCTAAATTTCTTTCGTTCTTCATCAGTGAGATCACGATAAAAGTTTCGATCTTTAGTATCAAAGGCTCGCATTTCGTTGGCAATGTTTAATTTGTCTGTCATACTGGATGGTGTGGTACTGTGTCTTCCTGATTGCTTAACGTATATATAAGTTTAACACGATCTAAGGCATCTTGTAAAGCGGCATTTGTTTTTGCAGCACGATGAATGTTTTCCCAAAGCCTTTCTTCATGCAATTCTGAAAACATTTTTTCTGTATCATAATCCCTGCCAATCTCAAATCTTTGATAAGGTGGGTCTCCTAGTTTACGTGCATAAACTATACCGTCTGCACGTTCGTATATGTAAGTAGCTCCAGGTTCTAATTGGCTCATATCACCAACATTTTGAATAATCAACTACTTCGCTTTGTCTTGAAATGTCTTTAACAAAGTAGGCACACAAAGGTTTTTCAACACCGGTTTCCAATGGCACTGCTAACAGTTGACCTGGTTTAAGTTTTGGAAAATACCATTTAACATCTTGATAAATGTCAACTATTTCTATTTTAGCAAATTCTGGTCTAAAGCTAGTTATAGGGTTAAAACAAAACACACTGAAGCCTCTATCATTAATACTGGTTAAAGGAACCACTTCTAGATCGCCTAGATCTGGTTCGCCGATCAACACATGCCAATCCACTGGCATTTTAACTGTGTGATCGCCTATACGTAATACCAAAGCCGGGCTATTAAAACTTTCTAAAAAGATAAGAGGAATATAAAAGTAGTCAGGTGTTCTAGAATCTGAATTATCTAGCACAGCAAATCGTAAATCCTCTATTTCGTCCGGAACTTCATTTAGCTCATAAGCTGTATTGTCAAGTGTTAGTATTCTCATTGTTGTAAAAGTAAAATTGCTGCTTTTTCTTGCCACCAACGAGCAATATCACGCATGTCAGTGCGATCTATCTGCACCCATTTTATGCCATTGCCTCGATCTTCAATTTGAAATATCATTGCCATTCTGCCTTTTCTACAGTGAAAGGATAATTAGCCTCTTTATAAAAAGTTTTGCGTTTTGTTAAATGTCGTTTTGCGAACTTACAGGTGGAGGTGATGTCCCAGATTTGAACAAAGTCCTTATCTTCTGCTCGACGTATGCCCCGCCCAATGCTTTGTATAACTCTAATAAAAGACTTCCCAGGCTCAATAAGAACAAGATTAAAAATACGGGGAATATTAATACCAACTGCTGCGACGCCGTAAGTAGCGATGATGATTTTGTTTGTTGCCTCTGCCACTTCGTCATAGTGCTCTTTGCGCTCCCCGGCTTTAGTCGCCCCAGAAACAAACACACTGCCTGGTAGTCGTTTGGCTAATGCCCGTCCGGCGCTGATACGATCTACCAATATAAGTGTGTTGCCCGAATCAACTATAGTACTTATCAAACGACCAATATAGTCAAGTCTTTCAGCAGTTTCTATTAGATATTTTAGTTCGCTTTGATAGTTGTTATATTCTTTGTGGTCCACTAACTGTACCACATTGACATGACACTGAGCCAAGTGTCCGGCTTCTTGTAGTTCGCTGGCGCTTAGTTGTCCTACTACAGGACCCAGCATGCAGTTGATGCTTTGTCTTGCGTAATCTTCTTTGGGTATGGTACCAGTCAAGCCCCAACGTATAGGAACCTGTGCAAACGGTCCGCTCAGTAGTGCTTTTAATGCATCGGCTTTGGCCTGATGTACCTCGTCTACTATAACTGCTACTACACCCTCCAAGAACTCGCCTATAGTGATATCAGCCTCGGCGTTATTGGTCGTCTTTAATAAATTGTTTAAGCTTTGCCAAGTACATATAGTATGTGTTCTATTGTATTCTTTTCTATCTCCAAAATACACACCGGTATCTAATTCAAGATTAACAAAATCATCTTCTGTCTGTGTCACTAAACTTTTGTTAGGCACAATAACTATTGTACGCCCATACTGGCTCACAGAATCTGCCAGTGCTGCTGTGATGATAGTTTTACCGGCACCGGTGGCTACTTCCTGCACACACTGTGGATTGGCCAAAAATCTATTGATAATTTCTGGTTGATAGTCTCGTAGTACTATAGGTTGGCCAGCCTTTGGATGATTTTGGGGCCACTGTTTGTGTTGATAAGTGTTTTCATCTACCGGAACAAATTCAAACGTGGTGCGATACTGTCTTGTATCCTCTACCTCAACATCGTAGCCTTGTTCATCAAGATAGGGCAGGATCTCTGGCAACAAGTTGATGTAAGTGGTGCCGCCAAGATTGAAGAAAGGAACCTTGCCATCCCAGCGTCCAAGTTTTACACTGGGTTGATAACGAGCGCCCGGTATTTCATATTTGTATCGTTTTACTAAGGCTGTCCTTGTGTTAAGTTCAAGGCCTTCAATTTTTACATTGACTTCGTCTTTGATTAATAATCGAGCCTGCATTAGTTTTTACGCTTCATAGTTGCAACATTATACACTTCTGTAGCAAAGTATACAACCTTTTCTGCTCGTTGTAACAAAATAGTTTTGTCACCGCCATGCATCATGCCTTGGCCACTAATCAATAACGGTATAGGTTCATCCCAAAGTGCAGTAAACTTGTTGAAGTAAACAACTTTTTTGTCAGTGATAAGATCTTTTTGTTTTAAACTTTGTGTCCGATAAATATCATCTTTATCAAAGCATTTAGCTACAAAATTGTTATACAGTCTTTCGCTCATGTCGGGTTCATAAACATAGATAGGATATCTGCCAACTGTGTCTGCGTACCGGACAAGATCTTGAAACACAGTCTCATCACTGGTGGGTGCAAACTTGGTTTCTTGAGTAGTCATAAGATTGGCCACACGTGGTCCGTACTTGGAAACAATGTCTAAAACAAGCGGCTCATCCACTGTGTAACCGTATACAGCACTACGATCAATCAAATGCTCTAAATTAGTCCAGTCGTTGACAGCTTCAATCAAGGTACGAGCGGCGTTTGTGATAGTGTAACTTTCTTTAGTGTCCGCGATCAATTTGATTTCATATTGTTGTGATTCACAGTCTTCAACTGCCCGTATGTAACGTTCGAATTCTGGTGCAAGTTCAAACTTGTGATTTTGTGCAAAGCCGTTGGCCGCTACCACATTCATTTCAGTCAAAGCCAATGCCCAGCTGCGATTTTGGCTATCAAATTTCCAACTGCCTTGGCTGACCATGGCCAAGTCTCTCAAGTCATTTATTAGTGTAGTATCGTACGGAAACTTTAACATAATGCTGTTGTTATCGATGTACAAAAGTCTACGTCGATCAATTTGTCTTATGCCCAATCTAAACGTAGGAGTTTCAACAGGACTAACATCAACCAAATGAGCAGCCAACTGTTTGCGATATTTGAGCACAATCTTGACTGCCAACTCTGCCTGTTTGTCTGTTAAAGCTCGCCCGCTTTGTGTAGCCTGACTCATGCTGTCTAAGATTTTAACATCGTATCTGGCAAGGCTAATTATGGGCGGACGGCTATCAAACAAGCCGTACAACTTGCCAGTCACAATATCACGATCACCATTGATAACTTCGATATAATCTTCAACTGACGGAAATTTTTTCATAGTGTAAGTGTAATACTTATAAATGTAAAAGTCAAAAAAACCCCCGCCTAAGCGGGGCAAAGAACCGGAGTAAAAGGAGCTATCAAAAACCCCGGGCGATCTGCTTACGCAGATTTCATACAGGTTGATTGTGCAAGTGCCACCCACTTGGTAGGAAAACTCTTGTACAGCTGACCAATTTTTATAGCCATACGCAAGCTCATTTCACGTAGACTGTTCTTGTTAACGTTCATAAATTCAATGATCTCGTCCTGTGCAATATCACCAAGTTCAAGATCCGCAAACAGTTCACCAGAGCGAGCGATTTGGCGGATACGCAAGATCTTGTCGCGCATGGTGTCTAGTGTAAGGTCCAAGTAATGGCAGCGTGATTGCAGTGCATCCAAGTGATCACGCAGTTTCTGGCTCTTCATTTTGTCGAACTTGAGGTTAGTAATAAAGATAACCGAACCTTTAAATTCAAAACTGTTAGGAATACCTTCGTCACGCAAGATACGCGATTCTGCGATCCATGATATCTTACGTTTCTTACCCGAGTCTAGAGCACCTTTAAGCAAGTTAAGGCACACATCATCAAGTAAAATACTGTCGCAGTCGTCGAACACAACCACGCAGTTTGGATCCGAATACTTGTATAAGGCTTGATACAAGCCGATAGCAGTGGCCGAACCTTTTACTACTTCGGCTCTAAGACGACGGCCCGCGATTTGGTCGAACAAGCACGCCTTTTCAATCTCGGCTTCTACGCCATAACTCTTGCCCACACCCGGAGGACCGCTTACGATCATAGCACGGATGTCACCGGTAGTAGCAGCCTTAGTCATCTCTGTCAGAATCTCAAAACGCCCGGCAATCTCAGCCATACGCTCTTCATCCGACTTCGAATCATTCACTACGGCAGCAACATCTGTATCCATTGCCACCACTTGGCCATCAAACTCATCGGAACTCACGAACTCGTAATCACTCATGCTATTAACTTTGACACGGATATCTTCTGGGAAGCCAGGGAATTGGCCACCGTTCTTGACTGTGACATAGCCACCTTTGGCACCGGCCTTGTATTGTTCTACAAGTTGGAACACACGGTTGGATACATCGGTGGTGCGATATGCACCGGATCGAATTCTTACGAAACTCATAACAGCTCCTGTAGTTGATGTTGTATTGTTATTATTCAAGTATTATACGAAAAAACGGAATTAGTGTCAAGCACTAACTTTGCTCCTTATTTAAAAATTGCAGCGTTTACACTCTCACGAACACCGGTATTGCCGGCTTCATGTAAGCCACGCGCAGTTGAAATCATATCCATGATTTCGGTGACTTCGGTTAGAGTCCAGTGTAGTTGTTTTGCAGCAATTACAACACCATCCACTACACGATTACCGTTATCGGTACTCATTCCGTAATGTATCATTTGGTACGCTCCTTATTAGTTACTATACCAATATTATAGCAAAATGGTAAATTATGGTCAACGGTTGTTATTTTTGCAACAAAAGTTGGTATCTTTGCAACAGTTGCTATCTTTGTAATGTTGCTAATCTTTTAACGCATGCCAAATTTCCGGATTCGCACCCAGGTAAATGCGATATAGCAATTTGTTGCGCCATACGCTAAACTCGTTGATCCTGTTCTCAAACCATATCAACAAATCATCCCTAAACCAAAGTGGATTTAGTAGAAACATACATAGGATTACAAAAATAGGCGGAAACAGGACGGCTAGTATAGTCCAATGTACCACACGCATACGCCACCAGCGACCGCCTTCGGGAGTCATTGTCACGGTTTGTTTTTTCATACTGTTATTATACACTAACAAATCAATTAGAACAATGCTTGATAACGCCAGAAATCGCTGGCTGCTGCAACACCACTGCCTGGTTCAACTTTTATGCCTGTATCCAACATGGCCATTTCGGCTCCGGCAATTGCTGCCATAAGATGCACTTCATTCATATCACCCAGGTGACCAATACGGAATAACTTGCCTGCCATTCGGCTTAAGCCAGCACCCAAGCTCAAGTTATATCTCTTGTATGCTCGTGCAATTACATCAGCACCATTGATGCCATTGGGCACCATGATGGCACTTACTGTATCCGAATACCATTTTGGCTCTTGAGCACATAGTTCTAGGCCCCAACCTTCTTGTACTGCTGCTCTTACACCTGCGGCCAGATAGTGATGTCGGCGTATGATGTTGTCGAGGCCTTCTTCGTTAATCATTTTTAACGATTCAATTAAGCCATATAACAAACTTAGTGCTGGTGTGTATGGATAGTAGCCTGTGCTAGTACTTTTAAGCATGTCATCTAAATCAAAGTATGCTCGTTTTAGTTTGGCTGTATGACGCTGCTCCAGTGCCTTTGGACTAGCACATAGTATACCCAGACCAGCTGGTAGCATCAGACCTTTCTGTGAACCTGATACAGCCATGTCTACTCCCCAGTCGTCAAATCTCAAATCAATTGAGGCAAGACTAGATACACAATCTACAAATAGTAATGCCGGATGATTAGCGTTGTCCAATACTCTACGAACTCCTTCAATATCAGAAGTCACTCCGGTCGCTGTTTCATTATGGCAAGCCAATACCGCTTTGATTGAATGATTGGTGTCTGTTTCTAATCTATCAAGATATAGATCCAATGGAACGCCGGTGCCCCACTCACAATCTATAACTTCTACATCTAAACCTAATTTGACGCACATTTCAATCCATAAGTGACTGAACTGTCCAAACCTTGCAGCAAGAACATGGTCTCCGGGTGATAGTGTATTGGTGAGTGCTGCTTCCCAACAGCCGGTGCCCGAACTGGGAAACACAAAAGGTGTTCCTGCGTCAGTGCGGAACACCCGTTTTAGTCCTTGGGTAATTTGATCGGTAATCGCGGGGAAGTCTGGTGATCTATGGTCTTCCATACTTGCAACCATAGCTCTCAATACACGATCTGGTATATTGGTAGGTCCAGGCACAAATAAAAAATTCCGTCCAGCCATGTTGCCTCCTGTAATGGTCTGGACCGAATCCAGATCATGATAGTATATATTGTATAGTCAAGCTTGTCAATTTTTTATTTTAAAACTTTTCGAGTAAACCGCCAAATTGGACCAATTTCAGGATGATTACGATCACCGCCTACAGCTAGTTGTGCATCTAACGGAGCACCATAACTGTAATAATTTACATAATCGGCAATTTTTCTGTTACGAGTTCTAATCAAACAAAGTCCCGCATCGTTGGTAACCATGAAGTGGGATATTCCGTCGTCATCTCGGTCAATGAAGAGCATACCATATTTATTGCCTGGTCAATTTGATCAACAGGCACACCATTTTGTTCGTAACCTTCGCGTACCATTTCTAAATAGCCCACACCAGGTTGTTGTAAGTAGGTTTGATCCGTCATTTGATAAGTTATTGCAAAGACAAAACTTTTGCCGGTGTTGACTTTTACAAGAAATCTAGTGTAATAATATGGATACCCTTCGAGGGTATCAAGAGCTTGTAAATCTTGCATGGATATATCCCAAAGCACCCCATGGCAGATATTGCCCGGTGATCGGGCAATATCTGCATGAGTACGAAATACCAATTCATGATCGTCAATCCAAGCAGGTCCAACACATTCGGCCGTTGGACAGCGTCGATTCATTTCATCCTTATTGGTATTCATCCCATAAGCAAAGTATTTCATACTGGTATTCCAAAATGTTGATAATGTTTTTCCAGAGTCCACGCATGTAAATCATTTATTGATTGTCCATTATAGGTTTCAATTTCTGTAGTAAACACTTGAGTGTATCTATCAAAAAAATGATACACACTGGGTGTTTTACTAGCCCAGCCTGCTTTTTTTAAAGCCACATGATTTACTTTTTTAATCAGACAGGTCGGCGGATTCATTGCTTGAATAACAGTGAGCACGCCTTGAATCAGCATATCGCGAATTACTTTTTGTGGTATCACGTGCTCAAAGTCGTAGTCCTTTTTTTGTAAACCTTTTTCTCGATAGTGAGCTTTTATGTTACCGGCAATATTATAATCATGCGATCGCCTCAACGCATCATCAATTCGATCTCGAACCAGTCTGGCTGTTTGATTCATTTCTGTCAACCCGCTATACTCTTTGAGTAAACGAGTCAGTTCACGACTTATTGACTCCGTGGTTTGATCATAAGCACCTTGATCTCTTTTGACCTTGCGATATTCTACGGGTTGGTAAGATTCAACCAGTGACTGAAATTTGGATTTAGCCATATTATGCCTTCATCTCCATAAACTTTTTGCCTTCGATTGTTGTGCCGTTTTGTATTGCAAAAAAAGTCTTGTCGGCGCCCGTTAATTTAAAACAGTCTATGGACACTTGTGGGATAAGATTTGGTTCGCACCAGGTCTTACCCAGTACACCGATGTCTAAGTTTTCACTAGGTATTGCTAATTTACCACCGTTAATAAGGTACACTTCTCGCATAAACTTAAACATTCCTTGCGGGGCAGACCAAGCACTGCCAACAAAAAAGTCCCATTGACGCTTGGCAGCGGTATGGCAGTCGTGACTAGACGAAAAACTTACTGCACAAGTTTCAGTGATATCCTGCATCCAATTCTTTGGCATCTTTTTGTTTAAACTTTTAACAATACTGTTCATATAATAGAGTCCAATAAACACGCCCTGATCAATTTCTTGATCAGCTGGCCAAGCAATTGTGATTGCGTCAAGAATTTGTCGAGTAGTAGCAGCCGTTTTATCAACGCTGGCAGATTTGTAGGCATAGTCAAAATGACTAAACCAATAATCGTTGATGTTTCTGGCTTTGGTTGATTCAATTAATTGTACACGGGCATTATCAAATGCATCTTGTAGATTTCGAGCCAGTTCAGTTTCCTGCGTGCTCAAACCCAGCTTGTGTTGATACAACCAGTTTTGGTGCAGGTCTGGTTTTCCAACTTTCTTGATACCACTGTGGTTGTTGATGATAAACGCAACTGAAGGAAACGCAAGATCTTCGGTATCGTTAATAATAACCGGAACTTTAGTGTAGCCTAGTAGGCTTAACAAAACGCAACGGTGCTGACCATTATATGCAAACAACTTGTCTTGACGCCAAGGTTCTTTTGTTAGGGCCTTGCCTATAAAGTTGGCGGTAGCAGCAGGTTCAATAATTCTAATATCAAATTTTTTAATGATGTCAATCAAGTGCTTGATAATAACGTTGCGTTGAACTTCATAGTCCAACCAAACGTTATTAACATCTTCATAATGCATGCCTCGTGCAAAATTCAAATTTAGAGCAGTCATTCTTGCTCTAATTTGCTGCATCATTGAATTAAATTGCTTGTCTGAAAGTTTGAGGGCCGCTTTGATGTCACGACGAGCGTCGTTAACAACATCAATCAGTGGCCGCGATACCCGGGCTGACATGATGGTAATTCTCCAATTGTAAATAGTAACTGGAATTAGTTACTGAATCTTAGTATATGCAAAATATAGTTATGTGTCAACCCGTGTATTTGCCAAAAGTTTGTTGCAATTTTGTTAAGTCTGCACAGGTATACTTTTGATAGCTATGCGCTAGATGTTCAGGAAAAGGTATTATCTGAATCAGTGCTCCATATTGATTGGCTTTGTCTCGCGCAATGTCGGCGAATGATTGTGCTTGTCCTGTACCAATGTTCCATACACCGTTTTCATCAATTTTGCGCCGGACAAATTCGTATTGAACATCTAACAAACGCTCAACAGGAACAAAGTCTCTTTGAAAATGGTCGCTGCCTTCGAATATTTTTATAATACCAGTGGATTGAGCTTGTACAGCAAACTGATAGTGCGGGCTGGCTTGATTACCTTTATGGGTTTCGTTCGCACCATATACATTAAAGTATCTAAATCCCTGGCACCGAACATGCGTCGGATGGTGTTCGATGTAGTGTTCGAATAGATATTTACTCCATGCGTATGGACTTCTAGGATCAACTGGTGCGGTCTCTGTAAAGTCTCGGCCCATGCCATACACGCTAGCCGAGCTGCTCCATTGAAGATTGACATCATGTCGTCTGCACTCCTCATATAGCCAAACGCTAAAGTCATAATTCTGACGCATCACTTTGTCAACATCACGCTCAGTGGTACTGCTTATGGCTCCAAAATGAAAAACCCAATCCAGGCCTTCGATACGCGGTAATAGATTTTCGTCCCATTCGTATGTGACAATTTCATGGCCGCCAATTTTATGCCAACGACTTACAGCGTGGCTACCAATAAAGCCTCTACTTCCGGTTATTAATATTTTCAATTATTTTACTCGTTGAATAATTGGGTACTAGATCGTAATATTTAATACTGTCGCAGTATTCAGCACCGGTAATTTTTTTACCACGATAGTCTGAACCTTTGACCATTAAACTAGGTTTATACAATTTACAAATATGTGCCAGTTCTTCCTGTGTATCAAAAATCCACACAGCATCTACACATTTAAGATTGTCCAATGCAAACTTGCGGTCTTCCTGTTTATTAACAGGACGCTGTTCACCTTTTAACTCTCTCACCTCACGATCTGAATCTATTGCAACCAACAAATAGGTTCCTTGACTTTTTGCAAAGTTGAGCATTTCAATGTGCCCACGATGCAGGATGTCAAAGGTCCCGTTAACTATTACTCTTCTGGCTATCCCCGGGCTGTACACGATAATTGTCCTCTACGGAATCTGGTGTGGAAACTTCTACTACTGTGCCTTGTTCTAGGCAAATTAATTGATGTGGCATACAAGGTGGATTGTGCCAAGTATCGCCCACATTCAATTCTTGTTCAATCTGTGCAGCAGTATTTGTATCAATATATTTTACAATGAATTTTCCAGATTGTATGTACCAAGTTTCTTCTTTTTCTCTATGGAAGTGCATACTAAATCTGGCACCGATATTGAAGTGCATCATCTTACCACAGTATCTATCGTTGGTGGCCCAGATTTCTTCAAACCCCCAACCTTTTTCAACTCTTCCTGATAATCTTGTCATGCTTGCTCAATCTCCGCTAAGGTGGGACTGTATACTCCGATGTGCTGAACAGTGACACTGGCTGCACGAGCTGCAAATTTGATTGCCACGGCGATGTCATTTGATAAAACGTAGTTGTATGCGAGAGCAGACAAAAATGTATCGCCTGCCCCGCATACATCAAACGCCTCTACTTGTGGAGTAGAAAACCGATGTTCTTTATACTTTACGCCATCTCTACCAAGGGTAACAATAAGATCGGCAGGATATGTTCGAGCCGCTTCATATTCCACTTGATTAATTTTAACGAAACAACCTTGGAAGCGGGCCAGGTCGCTTTTCTTCGTATCAACAAATATTGGACCCAAATAACGCCGGCGAAGCTCTTCGACGGTTTCATACTCTACTGATCCTTTGTTATAATCACTTACTATAATACAATTATACTGGTCTAAGTTGTTGTAGTCAATTTTTACGGCACGACTAGGTGAATCTTGATCTATTCTAACTAGATGTTGCTTGGTCCTTGAATCAATTACTCGAGTCTTTATACATGTTTTTATGCCGTGTACAAAAGTTACTTCGCATCCTAGTCGTTGTAAATTCTCTTTTACATTAGCGGCCATGCCAGGTCTAATTTCTGTATGTGTGTAGTTGACTACCGGCACAGGAGCCTCAGGACTAATTCTTGTAACTGTACCATATTGATATTGATCAATACCGTTGTCACCTACAAGTAATATTCGTACCTTAGAAGTATTGGCAGTTTGATCTTGGAAAATAACACTCATTGTTTGCTAGTGGTTTAATCTTAATTGTTTCTAATACCGAGCTTTTGCCTAGACCCATTGCTAAACTGTATGCAGCACTCTGGTTGCCCATGAACAAATCTGCACCAGCGATCACATCCGCCAGCTCTTTGAAATCTTGAACACAGTAATATTGTACACGAAAGCCAGTGCTTTTTTCAAAATCTTCATGCTCGTCTTGAGTGCCAACAAACACACCTGTCTGAGATATGTTTGCTTGCTCTAGCAGGCCTTGCCAGGTACCTGTACCTTCAGGACATCTGTATCTAAATGTTCTGTTTATGACCACAGGTGCGACTTGCTTTGCATCAGCCTCTAGCCATGTTTCATTATACACTTCTGGTTCAAATGGTAGGTTAAATGTACGATGATACGCTTCAACATAGTTACCTTCAAAACCTCTAAATAATACGCCACGAAATCGATCTAGATCAACATCGTGGTCGCCTAACCAAACTGTCACTTGGTCAATATAGCTCTGCCTGGACAGCAAAGGTCGTAACAAATCAAAATCAGCAATCTTGAATCTGCCCTGATGTGCGGAATCTACTTCGTTGGGTTTATATCCGTATCGTGCTACACACTTTTCAATGTTTTCAAGATGAATAGCAAATGTGCCACCACCCATTTTTTTAACTACAGATAGACTGTAAATTAAATCGCCAAATGTTCCTGAGTGTCTATATATCATAGTATTTCTGAAATATTGTTTGCGATACGTTCGGCATCAAAACTGTCTTTGCAACGATAATCACCGTGTTTGCAAATTACTTGCCTTACTGGTCGAGCCTGATGGTCATTACATCCCACACAATCAACTGCACTCATAATTGCGGTTGTGTTATGTCCAAACATTTCTCTTCTATACGGCAGTATTCTTTCTGGCAGCAGGTGTGTCTGTAGTGCAATTATATGCGTCTTGCTGGCACCTGCTACATGAAATGGCCCGCTGTCTATGCCAACAAAACATCTAGCTCGATCCATCACGAGTTTTTGTTGTTGTATGTTCAATTGTTCTCTTGCATCCACAAACAATGGATGATCAACATACCCATCACTTGCGCTGCCAACACAAACTATTTTGAAATCCGTACGTTCAGTAAACAGGTGTTCAAAAACAGCAAACCAAGTTTCCCAAGCCATGTTTTTTAATGGCCAATGCCATTGTCGAATATGCACCACAATGAAACTGTCAAGCTCATTGTCCTGGCAAAATAAGCTTACCGCATCTTTATCAAACTCATTAGCAAACAGTTCTACCGATTTGTTATCCACATCTGATGTGCCAAAAGCGCGATAGAAATAACTGTCCACATAATGATTAAGAGGACTATGTTCGTAGGCATCATCCAGGTTAATATATAAATCATAATTTTTAGCCTCGGGCATAGCGTCAGTATGATATATCGCCCTGACGTGTGGATTGTTGGCATAAACATTGGGAAATTCTGTCGCTACATCAATGTAGCAGTTGTACTTGTTTTTTAATTCTCTCACAACACCGGTGCTCATAATCACATCACCGAGTGCTGCTCTGCGTCTAACTAATATTTGTACAGGTCGTTCTATTTTCATTTAAAAAGTCTCGAATGTATTCAGTAAATTGCAAATCTGGTCTTTGTTGTTGTAATAACTGTTTATTGTGTTTTATAGACGGAACACTTTTTTCGTATGCTAGTTTAATTGTTTTTGCGGACTGCGTCAAGAATTCAAGCAAACTACGTCTAGCACACACAAGTCTTGACCCTGGTTCTTCAATCTTGTCATAGCTGGTGTCAATAATGTCGTCAAAGGTGCTGTACCCTTGCGATCTTAAATATGCCAAACTGTTATGATATCCAATGTAAAAAAACAGTTGTTGATAATTGATGGCATTAAAAATTTTTTCACTGAAGAATATTCCATTATCAAAAAAAGTATCTGTAACAATTCCCAAACAACTATCAAGATAAAAATTTACGTTGGTCTGTGTAAACTCCACTGTGTTGTCTATAGCTGGTAGAGGAATTTGATTGGCAACGGAATGACATTCTTGATCTATATGAGCTGCCCAAATTGATTCAATGCGATGTTGAATCCAGAGTCCAGGTATGTCCGAGTGTACACATTTGTAATTTACTAAATTATTTGATAGTAAATTATTGTGTATTAACCCAGCAAGAACGTATCTTCGAGTGTACCAATCTTTGCTGCTAGCCCAATAAAATTTGTACGGTCTTGCTCGATAGCAATCGTTGTCCCATACCCTTTGTTGATTTTCTTTTCGTTGATACCAATGCTGATTGCTTACTAAGTCAAATAACCCAATTGATTTATAACCAAATTTTGTGTTGGGTTTTTGATAGTCTGCATCTTGTGTAAGTTTCCCTGTAAAAACAATTACTGGATTATCAATCGATCGACAATATTCATCTAGCGGCAGTATCCAAAAATCTCTTTCCTGTATGCATTGAAATGCTCCCAACAGTATTATTAACGTATTTTTGTCTTTGACTGCAATTTGTTTAACACAATCAACTATTGTTTCTAAATGTGAAGGAAACAAATTACAAACTACGTAATTGTCTAAGGGTATGTCTAGATGGATATCGTATTCGCCAGTATCATACATTTGTTTTTACTTCTCTTACTGGGTCATTTAATTTTTCTGCCACTGTATTTTTTAATTGTACTCGAAAGTTATTGTAATCTCTAATTTCCAAAGCACGACGTCCAACTTCGGTTAAATCTGTACCATCAATTCGACATTTTTTGAAATCATCTTCTAGGCTCCAAATTTTATCATGTAAAATTTTAAATGCCTGTAGTTCATGCCAAATCAAGGATTTATCTATTCCCAACATTTGTTGTTCATAAAAGTCCAATTCAGCCTGATTGGCTCCACCAGTGCGACTGTGTTTGACTTGTGCAATAGTGTATCTATCAACCAATTCCATTACAGGAAACTTAAACTCCAACTTCAACCTCCGGAAAATATCGCATGAAACGATCGTTGCTGTTAGTCCTGTGTTTTAATATTCGACCTTTGATTTCTTTAAAAAAGTTCCAGGCCAACGGAACAAATAAAATTTTATCATCGTCTTTGTAGAGAGACAAATGACCAATAGACACCACAGGAATATCTTGCCCTGGACTGTATGTGTCTTGCTTGGTTGGATTGTCATCGATGATGTAATCTAGACGTACATCAGCAAAATTAAGCAAGGTCATTCCTTTGGCTGCGGCGCCATATCCCACAATGTGATATCCTTGTTCTCTAAACAAATTGATTCTTGAACTAAATTCACTAGAAATTTTTCTCGCTCGAGCAGCCCATGCACGATATGTGTCATTGTTTAACAAGTCTGCTTCCATGTTAATTAAATTAGCTACATGTTCTCTGCGAACACGGTTAGGTGTAAGTACAAACACATAACTGGTTCCATGAATAGGCGTTTTAACCACATCTATCAATTCCCAACCAGCTCGTCGACACAATTGATTCATTGAATTAATGTTGTAAAAATTCACATGTTCGTGATAGATAGTGTCAAATTCACCGTTTCTCACCATGTTGGCCTGACTAGTTTGAACAAAAAACATCCCATTGGGTTTCATTAACGGTTGCAATAATTTAAGATAGGCAAGTGGATCTGGGTTGTGTGCAAAACTATTTTGCGCCACTACTATATCAAATTGCCTGTCATCCAGATTCCTTATAGATTGTTCATCCCAAAATCCACATACTACCCGATGACCTTTTGCTGTGCTGGTTGCGTGAATATTTTTTGCTGGGTCTACTC